CCACCCCTGGTGCTCGAGACGATCGTCACAAACTGGACGCCGGAGCCGTCGAGTTTCCCGAGGAACTCGCAGGGCCGATCCCGATGGTGGAAACGATCCGACCCCGACCGCGGAAACCCGAGCCCCCCGACCGTGGAAACCCAAAAATTCTCACGATACCAACTGTCCGCCGACCCCCCGAACGTAACAACCCGCGGCGAAAACCGCAGAAATTATTTTAGGCTTGACTCGCAACGTGCCGATGTTATATTTCAGACGTGGCCGGCAGACCCCGGCCGTGGAAACGACGACCCCGTAAGAGGAAACGAGATGACGACCAACGAAAAAAACGCTGCCATTAGCCGAATGATCGTCGACCGGGTCGCAGCCGGCGAAGAGCTGTCGGCGGCGATCGATGCCGTTCTCGGCGCCGGCACCCATGCTGCCATCGTCGACGACGTCTACCGGGCGCTCGTCGCCCGGAATGTGCTCGAGCAGGTCTGCGAGAACATGGGCACCGACGCCGCCGATGAATACGAAAACCTCGAGACAATGACCGTCGACGACGTGGCCGACGAACTGACCTACCTCGCCGACTATCAAGGCTAGCCTACATACCACGACATCCGGCCGGTGGCGCGTTGCCCCCGACCGGCGGAACGATTCGACCCCGATAGAGGAAACGAGATCATGAGCACGACGATTCAAAAGACCGACCTTGAGACGATCGCCGCCGCCGGGCTGGGCCGGAAGGCGAAGACGGCTCACGAGACGATGCAGGGTACCGCGGTCGGCTTCGCCACCGACGGCGAGACGTGGGTGGAGGTGGTCGGCGACGCCGCCCCCGACGCCTCCCCGGGCCGCGTGGGCGAGGTCGACGCCGCCCCCGTGTGTGCGTCGATCACCGCCGGCGCGACGATCGGCGGCCGAGACTTTCGGCGGATCGTGGCCGGCATCGTTCCGGCGACCGACACCGAGAGCAGCCGCTACGCTCTCGGCGGTGTGCTCCTCGAGGTGGCGGAGGGGTCGATGCTCGCCGCGGTGGCGACCGACGGCCGCCGGCTCCACGTCGGCCACGTCCAGCCCACGACGATCCACGGGCAGGCCGCCCCGATCGTCCGGTCGGAACACTGGCAGGCGCTCGCCGCGGCTGTGCGGGCGGCCGTGCGGAAGCTGTGCGGCGCCTCCGGCCGTCGGCTCGACGCCGTGATCGACCGGGGCGCCCTGTCGATCCTGGTCGGCTCCCACAAGCCGACCGGCGGCGAGGTGGTCGTCATGACGTGGGAGTCGTCGACCGACGACGGCCACGGTCGGCCGGTCGTCGTGCGGGCCGCGGCGCTCGCCGTGGCGGGGCGTTTTCCGCGGTGGCGGGATATCAAGCCGGCGGCCGGGTCGCGTCTCACGATCGACGTGGGGCGGGTTGCCGATGCCGTGGCCGACTACGCTCCCCTGCATCGGGCGGCCGAGCGTGCCGGGCGGGCGGCGTGGAAACTCGAGCAGGAAGAGAAGAAGCGCCGCCGGCAGTATCACGGCGGCGAATACCGGCACCCCGCCGGCCTGGTGTGCACCATCGAGGGCATGAGCGGATGCGGCGCGGATTGGGCGGCGCCGGTGCCGGCCACACCCGTGCGTGTGAAGCTCGATCACGCGTACCTCGCCGATGCCCTCGCCGGGGCGGCCGCGTGGGGGGCGACGACGGCCGACGTCGACGCCACCGACGACACGTCGGCGGTGAGCATCTCCGCCGGCGGTGAGCACGGCCCCCAGTTCCTCGCCGTCATCATGCCCATGTGCATGGATTGATCGCTGACCCCCGAGCCGGCCCCGTCGCCCGCGGGCGGGGTCGAGTCGGCGGCCACCGTGGCCCCGTGGATGGAAACCAGAGAACCCCGTAGAAGGAAACGAGACGATGAAACAGGAATGCGTGACGATCGGAATGCAGGCCCGCGTGAAGATCGGCCAACGGCTCGCCGAGGTGACGGTGCTCCGGCGGCTCGAGGGCCGCGGGCGGGCCCGGTTCGAGTGTCGCACGAGCGACACTGGCCGGCTCGTGAAGGCGACCGCGGCCCGGCTGCGTCCGGTGCCGCCCCCGGCGGTGCGTGCGATGGTCGATCGGATGGTGGCGGCGTCGGTGGCCCGTGCCGACGTCGACGCGATCGTGCTCGATCCGGCGCCCGGCTTGGAGGCTTGGGCCGCGTGCCCGGTTGGAGCCTACTGACCGGCCGCCCCTGGACCCGCCGGCGCCCGTGGCCGGCGGCGAGGGGGATGCCGATCAACCCCGAAGGAGGAAACGATACATGAGAATCCCCCCGACCGTAGAAACCGAATACCGTCTCTCGCCGCGCGTCGTGCTCCGGCCCGGCGATCGGTTCAAGGCGAGCGCCGGGCCGTATTATCGGCTCGACGACGGCCGCCGCGTGCCGATGGCTGCGAGGGGCACGTTCGTCCTCGTGGAGATCGTCAGGCAGCGTACTCGCGTCTTTCTGCTGGCCTACGGCCGCGATGGATGGGCGCTCCTGCACGTCGAGGGCCGGCGGCGGTCGCGTGTGCCGGGGCTCGTCTGCCGCCCGTACAAAATCCGGCGAGCCTCAAGGGTTGACACCCGGCGCGCCGATGCGTAGAGTATCCGACAGATCAAGACAAGCAGGGGCAGCGTAGCCCCGACCGTGAGAACAATAGAACCCCGTAGAAGGAAACGAGATCATGGCTGCGATGAAACGGTTTTACGAGGATTGTGCGGTGGCTGGACGGTGCCCGATCAGCCAGCGGACATTCAACTACCTGAACGACCTGGAGTCGATCGACGCCTCGATCGACTGGATCGGCTACTGCGAGCACGACCACCGCAGTGCCGTCACCGGCCTGCTCGTGTCGCACGATTGCATCACGATGGAGTCGGCCCGCCGGCTCGTCGCGATCGGCTTGGCGAACGCGGAGATCGGTTCGTTCGTGGACAACTTCGGGGACTACTGCCCCGCCTGACCGACTGCCGCCCCGGCTCGTTGCCTGGGCGGTTCGATGATGGGATGATTTCACCGACCCCCGGATGGGGGGAACGATACGAAAGGGAACAACGATGGCGACCGAAACGATGAAGCACACGGCGGCCCCCTGGACGATCCACTGGGGCATGGCGCAGGGTGGCGACGGCCACTGGATCATGGACGCGCAGGATCACGGCGAACTGTCGCGGATCGCGATGGTTGCTTTCCACGACGACACTAGCGGCGACGAGACGCGGGCGAACGCGAAGGTGATTGGTGCGGCCCCCGAGCTGCTCGCGGCGCTGATGATCTGCTGCGACCAGTTGGCCGGGTGGGTCGATAGCGGCTCTGGCGATGCCCGCGACTTCTGGGCCGTGAAGATGGCGAAGGCCGCAATCGGTAAGGCGACGGCCTAACGACCCGCCCGCAACCCCCGGCCGGCGAAACGCTGGTACGGGGGCGACGGGCGGGCCGACGTGGCCCGGATCGTGGAAACCTAAAACCTAGAGATGAGGAGAGAAAAGTGTCATACGCGCAATGCAAGATTGTGGATCATGCCGTGGAGTTCAAGCGGCTTTCATCGGGATACATTTCGGTCGGCGTCGATGGGTCGCTGGTCGGCAACTATGCCAACGACGCAGAGGCGATCGTGGCTGCCCTCGAGCACGTTCGCATCGTCGAGCACATGCTGGAGCGGCCACTGCTCCCCAACAGCGTCCGCAAGACCTTGCGAGAAATGGCGACGGCCAGCGTCGGCTGACCCCGGCCTGTGGAAACGAGAGTTCGATTCAACCCTGCCGCCGCGTGCGGCGAAACCAGAGGAGATGGACGATGATCTACTGGATTCTGACCGACATCGCCGGCGAGCATGGCCGGCGGCACGATGGCGACTGGGAGCCGCTCGAGCGGCGATCCCCGGCGAGCGACGAGGTGGAGCGGTTCCACCGCTACCGCGATGCCGTGGCGAAAGCGAAGAAGCTCAAGGCGAAGGACTGCCACTGCAAGCCGCTGAAGCAGGAGGGCATCGTGCTCTACTGGCGGCTGCCGGAGCGGGCCGGCGAGAGCGACCTGGCCGAGGTGATCGAGTTCAAGTCGAAGCGGCAGGCCGATGCGTGGAAGAAGCGGGCGATCGCAGAGGGCTGCGAGGTGATCGAGTGCCTGGGGACGGCGAAACGATAGGAGGCCGATCGTGACAAACAGACTCACCCCATACGAAGCAGGCTGGCTCACGATGCTCGTGGCCCGCGGGCTGGCGACGGAGGCCGAGGCCCGCGAGGCGATGCACCGCGTGGCCCAGGCGGCCGTGGACGAGCTGAACGCCAGGAGGGCCGCGAAAAAGCGGCTCAAGCGGCGGAAGCGAAACGACGATTGACTACATAACGCGATTGTGGATAGCCTACAAACCCCGACCGTAGAAACCCAAGGAGGACGAGAAGATGATTCTGCATGATGGCGAAACCGTTTACCTGTCGTTCACGTCAGCCGGCAACTACCGCGAGGCACCCCGTGCGTGGGTAACCGAGGCGATTGTGATCGACGCCACGCACCGCGTCGTCCGCGAGCCGGAGAACGGCGACCGTGTCCGTGTGCTGTCAGATGTCGAAGGCGTCCACCAGTGCAAGGCGGCGGCGTGGGCGAGGTGCTCAAGCGAGTTGGCGGCGTTCGCGTCGTCCGTCCGTCTCAGGGCCGAGGAGTGCGCCGCCCAGGCCGCGAAACTTGAGGTCGCGGTAGCATGACCCCCGACCGTTGGAACCAGTGCATCCGCGGCTTGCTGCTCGTCCGCCTCGGGCAAGAACTCGGGACGGACGGGCCGCTGGCGCGGGCTGTTCACGATTTTCTGGATGCCCTTATTGGCCTCGTCAGGTAGAATGCCACTGCTATGACAACCATCGACACGAAAGACTATTACACGATGAGCCAGGCGGCCGTGAAGGCCGGCTGCCCGCGGCGTTCGCTCTACCGGATCATCGAGCGGCTTGGGGTCGACAGCATCGTCACGAGGGTGTTTGGGCGCAGCCTGATCCACAAGTCGAAGATTCCGCTGATCCGGGCCGAGCACGCACCGCTGGGGTCGGATCGGCGGCACGAGATCGCCGTCGAGTACGGCCGCATGGGCGGCACGCAGAAGAAGATCAACGCCGAGGCCAGGGGCTAGGCGTTCTCAGCCGCAGTCTTCCGCGAGTGGCATTCGGCGTGGGCGAACTGGAGATTCTCCATCGCGTCCGTGCCGCCCCTGGCCTTCGGGATGATGTGGTCGACGTCCCCCCGGGCCGTGACGAGCTTGCCGCATATCTGACAGATGCCGGCGTCGCGGGCAATCACCGCCAGGCGGGTGCGGCGCCACGACGCGGAGCAGTACCCCCGTTCGTGTGAACTCGGGCGGTTCTCCTCCCTCCGGCGAAACGCGGCGGGCCTATACGTTGGGATTCTGCGCGGCATTCTGTGCCCACCCGACCATGAGAACCCGATGGGCATCGCGGGCAAACCACCACTCAATCACGATCCGCACCAGGGCATTGACCAAGATCGAGATCAGGAACATCGCGACGACGGAGCCATACTTCTCGCGGACGCGGCGGCAGACCTTCGCCTTCAGCACTTCGTCGAGGTGCTCCGGCCGGCAGCCGATCGGCCATTCCTCGACGATGATGTCGACGATGCGATCGCGGAGCCGGCCGTGCATGGCAAGCCGCATATCGCTCTTGCGGGCGACGAACGACTTCAGGGCGTGATATTGCGCGTCGGCCATTGGCAAACTCCGGTGGCGCATTGCGTGCCGCTAGAGACAACCCCCTTGCCGTCGCAGACGGGGCACTTCACCGGGGCCACGCGGCCGTCGGACAACTTTCCTGTCCCGTTGCAGTTGGTGCATTTTCCAGACGGTGCAGGGGCGGGCTTCGTGGAGGCGAGCACGGCGTAATACCCGAACGCGGCAACCTGCGGCTGGACGTCCGCCGGCCGGGCCGGGCCGCGGGAGCACCCGATCGCGAGCACAGCGGCGATGGCGAGGAGTCGCATCAGATGTTCCCCTTGGCTCCGTAGGACGGGAGCTTGCGACGCGGCCAGCCGGCGACGCTCGAGAGGGCGATGCAGGAGCACTTGTCGATCGTCGAGGCCAAGGCCCAGAAGGCACCGTGCGGGATGTCAATCTCCGTGCCCATCACGCGGCGCTGGCCGGTGTTCCATCGCGCCCAGGAGTTTTGCCAGCACACGAGCGGCTGGCCGTACTTGCGCACCGTCTCTGGCCGGTCGTCATAGCCGTGGAAGAGTTGGGCATGATGCCAAACCCCAACCTGCCGGCTCACGCCGTCCTCGTTCCGCTTGTTGTCGAAACCGAGGGCCGAGCAGTTGAACACGGCGTAGCCGGCCGCCAAGAAATCTCGCACCTGCTCGCGGCCCTTCACGACCGTGGCCGTGCGGGCGACGTACTTGCTGCTCTCAGCGAGCCACATGGCCCCCGGCGTCCGCGATCCGCCAAGGCGGATCGTCTTGTCAGTGTATCGGGTGAGGTCGATGCCGAGGTCCGGGTATGGTTTGCGAACCAGGAACCCTTTGGTCGTTGCGACCTCTGCGGACTTCGAGCAGACCCATCCGTCGGAATCGTAGCCTCGCCACGCCCACAGGCTCTCCGGGGCGATCGCGCCCTGCTCGACGCCTTCGCGCGGCAGCTCCGGTGCGCCTTCGACGAGGCCAGTCACCTCGTCGGGCTTGCCGTCGTTGATCTCGACGGCGATCGTCGTGAGCAGGCAGTTCGCGGTTGCCCTGGCAACGCAATCTCCAGTCAACTGGGTCGGACCGGGGAACGAGCCGGGGAAGATTTTGTCGACCACCGGAAAGAGCATCGTGAGCTTGCCGCGGCCGGCGTCTGCGAACTCCCACTCGTGGGCCACAGCGGACCCGTCTGGGTTGCCGCCGCGACGAAGCACCGAATCGGCGAACTCCTCGTCAGCCCGCAGGTCTTGCCGGCAGCCGAGGAGGCCGTTCGTATAGGCGTCGAGCGGATTGAAATCACTCATCTCTGCCGATCCCGAATGACCACGAGAGGACGCCGCAGGCGGCGATCAAGCGGCGGCGGGCGTCGGCGTCCAGCTCGCGAACGTCGGCCCCGAGGGCGTTGACGTACACCTCGTCGATGGCCTCGGCGAGGCCCGGATACTTGCCGACGGCGGCCTTGTCGATCGCCAGATTCAGCGTGCCGGCGTGAAACGCGGCGAACTGGTCATTTGAGGAGATGATCGGCTTCGCCCGGTCGCCGTCCCGCATGAGGACGTAGGCCATCGCGTCGTAGAGCGTGGCGAGGTAGATGCGATCCTTCGGCAGCATCCTGGGCAGGATCGGCTTCAGCGGCGCGGCGAGTTTCAATAGTTCTGGCGAAGGCTGCGGCGTGTCGATGGCCTTGAGTGGTGCAGGGGGCCAGAGCGCGGTCAACTCGGAACCCTTCCACGCGAACACGAGCAGCACCGCAGCCACGATGTACCTCACTGGGATATTCACTTGTCGCTCCCGTCGACGAGGGCGAGCGTCAGGACGTCGATCGCGTTTCGCTGATCCTGCTCCAGGCACCCCGTGCGAACGAGCCGCAGGCGAACGCTCTGGAGGTCATCCATCGCCTCGCTGTAGGGTGGCTTCACGGCGGCGGGCGACACTGGCCCGACGGGCCGACGAGCCGCCAGCCACGCCGCAGCGGCCTTCAGCGTCGGCCACGCCGCCACCCCGACCGCGGCAACCGCCGCCAGCGTCTGCTCGATGGTCATGCCTGCACCTTACTGACGATCCACTGGAAGAACGCCTGCCCTTCGGGCGTCTTGAGCAACGCCTCCAGGTGAAAGAGAGCCTCGTCGTCGACCTCGACGTCGCTCTTCCCCGCGGCCCACTGGAGAGCCTTCACGACGGCCAGAGCCTGGTCGTAGGGCGTCTTCGCGTCCATGATCACTTGGACACGGCCCAACAAAGGTGCCCACTCGGCCAAGAGCTTCAGTTTGTCGAGGATGGGCAGATTCGCCCCGTACAGGTCTTCAGGTCGCTCTTCCATCTCGAACCTCCTTGTTTTTGGCGTCAAACAGAAACCGCATATAAGCCTGTGAATTCGTCCTGCCCCGGCTCGTGAGTTTGCCCCAGTGGCTCGGCGGGGGCTCCTGAACCTTGTTCATCAGCGGCGGCGTGTCGTCGCCCGTGCGTCGCTCGAAATCCCTCTTGTCGATGGGCGTGCGGTCGTCAATCATCGCCGTGGCACGTCCACTGAATCAGGTCGTAGGCGTCGTCAAAACACACCCGGGCGATCTCCATAGCCTCGCTGCGGCCCAACTGCCGGTCGAACTTCCACACCTCGTCCTCGACGATGTCGTCGCCACGCCGGAGCGTGAGACGGGCCTCCTTCGGGGCGATGACCAGACGCAGTTCCGCACTCATCCATTGTCTTGTCCTGTCGGCTCATTCATTCTAACAGTCCTGGCGGCCTCAAGGCGGGCTTCCCGCTCCGTTTGCGACCACCCGGCGCGGATGCGTGCCGTCTCGAGTCTGATCTCGGCGGGGGTCGGCAGATAGAACTCAGGCTCCGCTCGCTCGCCCAATCCGAGCGATGCCGCGAACTCACGGACGCCGTCTGGCGTCATCCCCATCTCTTCGCAGATTTCTGCGAACGTCGAGTCGCCGGCCCAGAGCCTGTGCAGCTTGCGCTTCTCGTTGGCGCGTCGCTTGTTCCTTGCGATCTCATCCTCGGTGAGTCGCCTGCGGTTCATTTCCAGTGCGCGATGTACCTAGAGCCTGGGTTTAGATAAAGCTGGTAGCCGGCCGCCTGCATATGCCGGTGCAGGAAGACGTGCTCGCAGTCGCCGCCCTCGTAGTGGACGCCTGGGGCCAAGATCGCGTCGGCCATGTAGACACAGAGGCCGCCGAACGCCGAATTCATCGGCACCGGCGGGGCGCCGACAGGGAAGAGCAGCATCGAAAACCATGCGAAGCCGATTTCCTCGCGGCGGTCACGCCACCAGTTCGGCCGCGCCGCCCATGAGTCGTACTGCGCGATGTGCGGCGGTTCGCCCTCTTCGCGGTGCTCTGCCCACAAACTAAAACTCGCCATGCCGCCGGGGCCGAGGGTCGACTGCTGTGTCTGCTTGTAGGCTAACCACCCGATCGAGTTGAAAATGCCGTCGACGCTGAAGCCGCCGTGTGGGTCGAGGTCGAGCACGATCACCCACGTCGCGTGCCGCCCCCGGCCGCGAATCCAGTCGAGGCACTTGTTCCGGCAGTGTGCCAGCCTCTCAGTCCGCTCCGGCTCAAACCCCCGAGAGTCGATGCCGCCGAGGGTGTCGTGCTCCACGGTGAACCACGGATTGCTGGCCTCAAACCCGTCAAGGCACTCAGCGGTCCCGTCGGTCGAATCGTTCTCGTAGACGTACATGACGCACGACAAGAACTCAGGGACGGCCTCGGCTACGAGAGCCAGCGTGTTCGCCAGATGCGGCATCGCGTTGCGGGCGATCCCGACGATCACGGCGTCTCCATGCTTCGCCGCTTCGCGGCCAAGCGCGACCATCTTCGTGTAGGAGTCCTCGAACTCCTTGTCCACCGGCCAGACGTCTTCAGGTCGTCGCAGCACAGAGCCTCCGAATCTCGCCGAGGCGGTCGGCGTACTGCGTCACATGAACGAATGCCGGCTTGCCAGGCCGGTGGCGGTCTGCGGGGTGATCGTTCCACCGCGACGGCAGAAACTGCGTCCGGTCGCGGAGTTCCGTGGCGGCCTTGAGCGTTGCGTGCGGCCACCCTCCTGTGAGGGTGATCTCATAGCCCATCATCGTCATCACGGCTGCCTGCTCCCACCACGGGTGGTCTGCGAACGCCTCGCGCATCTTGTCCCACGCGAACTCGAGCCACGGGATCATCTCCCGCGTGACGAGCCACACGCCGCAGTTCGGCACTAGGCCGCACTCAGTCTCGTGCTCGACCACGGCCTGCCAGGCGTCGGCCTCCAGCCAGTCGAAGATGTTCTCCGACGAGTCGACGATCACGACGTCGGCGTCGAGCCAGAGAACCCGATCGTGATCGGCAAGGGCGGCGCCGATGTTCGGCACCTTCATCCACGACGGCGGCGCCTGTGTGCTAGCGAGGTTCACGCAGTAACACTCCAGCCCATGCCTCTGGGCGTAGGCGTCCATGACGGGGAGCGTGTGCGCCGCCATCCTGGCGTATTCCGTCCCTCGCCATCCGGTCATCAGGATGTCGCTCACTGCTTCCACCCCACGAACAGATGCCGCCCCTTCGCGTCGGCTGTCGACGTCCACCTAGCGAAGCGATTGATCAGATCGTCTTGGTGCGGCTGGGAAAGTTGCTCCCAGTCGTGGATCGCGAGGATGCGGGCAATCTCGGCGCAGGCGACGTACTCGTCCGCCGCGGCGTCGCCGTGGACGGCGTCGTGGAAGACGAGGTCGAACGTCTCGCCGGCCCGCTTGCACCGTGCCAGGTATGCCGCAGCGTCATCCCAGACGGGGAAGATGTTCCTGATTCCGAAGTTCTTCCAGTAGGCGACCCGCGTCTCCTGCGGCACGGTGTCGCAGAGGTCGACGGCGACGACGCGGGCGTCGGGGGCCGCTAGAGCCATCGCGGCTGTTGAGAATCCTCGGTGGCTCCCCAACTCCAGAATGTTCTTGCAGCCGTGCGCGGCGATGCTGGCGAGTTGCAGAATGTGCCCCTTCCAGGTGGTCATCGGGTGCGAATCGTCGATGTCGCGGCAGTAGTCGCTGGCATTCACCCGAGGCTCTCCAAAAATGCCTTGGCGTCCCCGGCCGACCGCACGATGGCCACCGGGCACCCGACCCCAATCAACTCACGCATCCGATGCTCCTGAATCCGCGTCGGCTCCTCGCCCGGGCGTTTCGCCTCGAGCCAGACCGCACGGCCCTCCCTGATGCACAAAACATCGGGGAGGCCGGCAACGGAAAACTGGCTGCCGTGATTCTTCATGGTCCAGTACCCCAGCGACCGGGCCACGGCCATGACGTTCGCGACGATCGTCTTCTCGAGCGGTGGTTTCTTCACCCACGGATTGTCTGGCTATGTCGGAATTAGTCTATAGCGTTCTGGACGAAGGCGCAGACGCGGCCGTCGTAGGCGTAGGAAGGCGGCCTCCACGGGCGGGCGGTCGAGCCGACGCGGCGGCTCTCCCGCTCCTCGTCACTCCAGCGGGCACGAATCTCGGCCTTGCGGCGCTCGTACTCCTCGCCTTCAATATCCACGCTCTCGGATTTTCGGCGGTTGAACTCGCCGTGCATGTGGACGCGAGGCGGGAGTTTGTGCCGTTGCCCGAGCGTGTAGAGCTGGTAGACGCTGATCCCTAGTTCCTTCGCGATCTCAAGGTTCGGCGTCTTGCCGTGCCAGAGGGCGAAGAGTTTGACGACGTCGACCTGTGGGTTGTGTTTCACTGTTGTTTTTCTCCGTTCCACCCTGCAATCAGTCGGAGCGACAGCCGCTCGACCTTGTTTTTGAGGCTGGCGTTCTCGTTCCACAGCCGGCCGAGCTGGGCGTTCTTCGCGGCGTACTCCAGCCGCTGCTCCGACTCCAGCCTCGCGACCTTGCGAAGCGCCCTCTCCAGCCCGCGCTGGTGCCCGCGGCAGGCTTCCTGGGAGCGGCGGTAGAGCAACTCGTACCGTCCGACGACGGCCAGGAGACGCTGAACCTCGGCCTGGAGGAACTCAAGGTCGGTCATTCGACGATGTCCCCGAGGATGAAGCGGTTCAGTTCCTTCGCGTACTCTTCGATGCTCTCCTTCATCAAGAACGTCGCCACGGCGAGGCCGCCGGCCCCCGCGGCTTTTGCGAGTTGCCCTGCCTCCTCGGCGCCGTCGATGACCGTCCGCAACGCCTGCTGCATCGCAACCAGTCGCACGGCGAGGTCGACCCGTTCTTCGTGAGTCACTGGACGCGGAGCCACCGCCCGCCCTCCTTCTCAAAGAGAGTCGGCCAGAACCCGGCCCGGCGGGCCACGAGCAGCATGTGCGGGTGGAAGACGGCGACCGTGCCGCCGTTTTCGTGGAGCACGGCCGAGAAGATGCCGGAGGCGGCGAAGGCGGCGATGCCTCGGAGGCGGTACGACGGCGCGACGAAGGCTTCGAGCGTGTCGTATACCGACCAGCCCTCCGTCCTTGCCCACCCGATGATCTCGCCGTGATCTAAGACCAGGGCGATGTATCCGTCGGCGGCCGTCGGTTTCGACGACCCGTCGAGCCAGGCGGTGAGTTTCCGCTGGAAGTCGCTGCCGGGGCGGGTCAGGTGGTCGCGGACATAGGGAGCCGACGAGGCGACGAAGTCGGCGATGGCGAGGGTGGTACAGATCATCACTCCCCACCCTTCAACGGCTTCGTCCGAAAGAACCCGCGATACTCCGGGTGCTCGTCCATGAACAGCCGCGCGTAGTACGCGATGAAGTTGTTGCTGATCTTGAAGTCGCCGCCCAGCGTCTCGACCGTCGTCTCCCAACGAATGCGGTTTACGATCAGCCAGGCACTCAGCTTGCGGTGGCCGCGGTCGATCGCCTCGAACGTAAACCGTTTGAATAGGTCGTAGACCTGCGGGTTGGCCGCGTGCCAGTCGAGCCAGCGTTGACGTTCTGTGGAGATTTGGACGAGCATCACTTCCCCATCACCTTCGCGATCCACTCCCGAAACAGCGACAACCGCGTGTGCCCCATCTCCTCGCCTCGACGACTTCGCAGCGGCCCTCTGTCGGCCATCGTGAACGACGCGATCCCGACGAGTCGGCCCGCCGCGAACATCGGCCCGCCGGAGTCTCCCGGCGAAATGCAGAACTCCATCGGCGACAAGCCGCCGGCCGTGCAGACGATGAGACTGCGCTCAACCCGCTCGACGGCGTTCGTCCCGGCCCGCAGGCGGCCGTCGGCCGTCGTGTACCCCGTCCCCAGCCGCCCGTGGAGGCCGTAGCCGGCCACGCTCACGATGTCGCCGACCTCGGCGTCTTGCTCTGTCGGCAATGGCGGATAGAACGACAGCCCGAACGGCTCTGCCACGCGGAGCAGGGCCAGGTCGTTCCAGCCCAGGTTCTTTGAGTCGAAGTCTGGATGCACGACGATCTCGACGGCATCGTGCGTCAGGTTGATGGTGACGCAGTCGGCCCCGTGGACGACGTGTCCTGCCGTCAGTGCCCAGTGGTCGTCGATAAGCGTCGCCGACGCGAAGGCGATGTGCCCGTCGGTGCCGGTGACGGCGAGTTTCGCCGTGTACGGCCGAAAGCCCTCCGCGTAATCAAGGTATACCGAATCGGGTATACGCTCGTCCGTCGTGCCGGCGAGGGCTGCGGAGGCGAATAAGGCTGCGACGACGGCCTTCATTCGTCCCTCGTCATGTAGGGGAACAGGGTGCAGTAAAACGCCGCCCCGACGAGAGCGAGGAGCGTGCCGACGTTGAGCCAGACGTGAAGGAGGTTGTCGATCACTTCTTCGCCTCCGCAGGCAGAAGCTCCGTCCGCATGATCTCCGTATCCGGCGGCGCCTTGATCGCAAGGCGAACGCTGCCGTCCCAAATCTTCGTCACGACGATTTCGATGTCGTCGCCGATCTTGATGCGCTCTCCGCGCTTTCTCGTCAGAACGAGCATGGCTGACTCCTTTCAGCGAACTTGGTAATAGCGGCCACGAGCGTGCCGCTCTTCCTCACTCCAACGCTTTTGCAGTTTCTTGCAGGCGACGATGATCTCGAGCGGCTTGGGGTCCGGTGCCCGAACGCTCGCGCCGCCGCGGTGGCCTAGGTTCTCTTTCAGCGATGACTTCATCGGACACTCCATTGTCGTGGTGCGTAGGCTATCCTGCGGACTGATTTCTGGCAAGCCACGTTTCGCAGGCGGTTTTGACCGCCGGCCGCTTGTGTTCCTTGGCTGCCCAGATGACGTAGTCCAGCCCCCGCGGCAAGGCCACGGCCTCGTCGATCGTCAGGCCGACAAAGCGACCGTCTCGGAATTGGAACTCCGTTGGCTTCGGCTCGAGGTGGCCTTTGATCACGGGAACCCACTGGCACGTCAGGCAGAAGCAGCACTGGATCAGCCATTCGCCACGGTCTTCGTGGATGATGTCGTGGGCGCTGCCACGGCAGAGGGTGTCTGCGCACTCGTGGGTGTGATCGAGGCGGCCGAGGGTTTTGAGGGCAGGCTGCGGCGGTTTCGCCTTATAGATTGGCCTATTTTCATCGCCGGGGGCGTCATTTTGGGCGATTTTGATTGTCTTGCGCGCGCGCTTGCGCGGCGCGTCTTCTTGCGGGATGTCAAAAAGTAGACTCACAGGGGCAGCTCCATTGCGTAAGGTTCGTCGGATTCGCAGACAACCAGCCTCTCCTTGGCCCGCGTGACGGCGACATATTCAATTCGGCATTCCTCGTCAAAGCAACGCGGGTCAAGTTCTCGCTCCCGCTCGACTCGGGCCGCCGTCTCCGTGGACAGGATGACATCCTGGGCCTCCATCCCCTTGGCCCCATGAATCGTCGAAAGCCTGACGTTCGGCTTCGTCGCCACGTCGGGGCCGTGTCTTTTGGCTGCTCCGTACCACTTCCCGCCGCCGTCGAGCAGGGCGGCCCAACGTCCATCGGCAATCATCCCGGCCATCTCAGGCGTCACCCCACCGAGCCCCACGATCTCGTCGGGCATGATGAAATCGATGTCTTCTCGCCGGCCGCTCGTCCAGGCCGTTTTTTCGCCGTGCCGGAGCAAAACCTCTTTTCCGGCGGCCTTCGTGGGCGTCATTCCGATGGCTGCGGCCCAGTCAACGCCGGAAACCCCATTGCCATGCTGAAGCTTCCAGTAGGTGTTGTAGGCGATCATGGCCTTGGTGTCCGACTTCTCGTTGATGTATGCGTGCGGAATCTTCCGAGACTCGAGCATCGCCGCGAACTTTGAGAGCGAGTATTTGCATCTCGCGAGCACAAGCGTTGTGCGGCTTCCGTCGACCTGGCTGATGGCCCGCTCAATCGACGGCTCGCTGACAACGCAGCCATCGTGGGACGCCGGGGCGATTCCGCGGTCAAAGTACCCCTCCCGCATCCGCCGCAGGCAACGCTCGCCGAGAGCCATGACCGCTGGGGGGCATCTCCACGACTGTGGCATCGTCCGCTCTTTGTCTACATCCCACCCCATGAAGTTGCGGTAATCAGCCCCGCCGAAGCCGAAGACACTTTGAAATGGGTCTGCGGCGAGAAACGCCCACTTGACGCCGTCGGCGTAGGCCAGCCGTCGGCAGACGGCGTCAAGCAGCTTCGACGCATCCTGGGCCTCGTCGAAAATCCACGCCTGAACCCCGGGTGGCGTCGGCCCCTCTGGCTCCACCCACTCCGGCCCATCGAGTCCGAACTTGATGCCGGCAAACCGCCCCAAGATGTCGACGAAGTCCGACTTGCCGTCGGCTCGCTTGCTGTCTTCAAACTTCTTCACGAAATACTTCACCGTGCCGTAGGACGGAACGTCCAGCCCAGCTATCGACTTCTCGCGGTGGACGGCCTCCAGCGGCTCGACGCGGTTTCTGGAGATGTCCCAGAGCGTCAGCGCCGACGCCGCCTCCTCGTCTCCGATGCACGCAGAAAACCCGCTGTCGTCGATCTTCTTCCAAGAGACGTTCACCCGCAGCCGGTCGGCCACCCACTTTGACGCCTTGTCGTCGCCGGCGAGCAGGTCATCTGTCTTGATCTGTAGCATTTTGTGGCAGGTCGAGTGTGCCGTCCTGAACCACCCAGAACGCTCCAGAAGGCTGGGGTGGCAGTCGAAGGCAGCAGAGGCCCTGGCGACCATCTCCTCTCTGGCGGCCCTCGTGAGGCTCGCAAAGCCTATCGCCGACGGGTCGTCGCCAATCCGCTCCATGATCTTCCGCATGATGGCAAGCAGCTCGGTCGTCTTTCCGGTCCCGGCGCCGCCGATCAGCCTCGCAATTCCGACGTCCATGGCCCGAAAATCCTTTCTCGGTGTTTTGTGGCCCGGTTTTTGGCCCACTGTAAGTAACTGTCAACACTGAACTTGCATCAAATTGGCCCGCAAACCCGCGTTCCCGCGCTCGTTATTGGAAAAAAATTTTCAATTTGGCCCCTAACTAATAGGCGCGGCTTGGTTCTCAGGGTGGGCGATGTTCTCAAGGTGAGTGACGTGGGCCTGGGTCCAGACGATGTACCGGCGGCGTACACCGGCGTCCGTCCGAATCCGCTCGATGCGGAACTCCTGCTCGCCGGAGGCCGCCAGCATCCGCCTTTTGAGGGCGATCATCTCCCCCTCGCCGAGCCTGACCTTTCTGGTCTTCTGGATGTCCTCGAAGACACGGTTCCACGAGAAGTAGAGTTCAAACTCACCGTCCTTGTTCCTGACCCACGAAGCCTTGCCGGAGGGGTGCGGCGACGTATCGTCGGAGTCCGGGTCTGGCGGCGCAGTGCTGGAGAGGGCGTCCAGAAGCCAGCCGGCGACCTGAGCAAACCGCTGCTGCTCTGCCGGGGGCCACTCTTCCGTCTTGTCGTCCATCAACTTGACCTTCAGCCCGCGAACGCGAGTCCACTGCTTCTCGCCCTCCTTCTTGAAGGAATAGCCGTTCCAGATTTTCGCCCACTCCTTGGGATTTGGATCGGTGACGTCGATCGTCCCCGTGGCCTCCAGAATCTTTCTGGCTACCGAGATCGGGCTTGACCAGTCTGCGCTGGACAGGCTGACGTGGACGTAGTCGCTCTTCCCGTCGCTGTTTGCGACAACTGGAACGTGCAGCCGAAACTCCTTCGGATCAGAGTGAACGACGGTCAGTTTCCACATCCCTGGGAACCACTCACCACTCCTGAACTCTAGCCCGCTGGCAGCGTGGACATTGTCTTTCCTGGCCTGCTCGACCTTGGCCTCGGCGTCCGGGTCGGTGCTGGCGACCTTCGTGGCACCAGCGGCGCGGGCCTTCATGCCCCACCGCAACTGACCGATCCAGATGCTCCGCAGCTCGTCGTCTTTGAGCGGAGGATTGCACTGCATCTTGTTGAGCGCCCTCATCATCAAAAGCACGTTTTGCTGCTCGGTGGCATCATGCGGGTCGCGCATTCGCATGATTTCCGAAGAAATCCATGAAACCATTGAGTCGTTCCGTTCGCCTTCACCGACGATTCGCTCGTAGAGAGTGTTCTTTGTGATGACGCCCTCGCCGCTCATCTCGCCGGAGCAGGCGGCAAGCACGGCCAGAACGAGCGCCTCCGGCATCGGTGCGGCTTCGACCTCGTCGGGTGAACGGCCAGCATCCCACTGGTAGATGCGGCCAGTGTGATGACGGCTCGGGGGAATGATCGACTGCGTCTGCTTGCCGCCGCCGCCGAAGCGCACCTCGAGTCCGCCGATCTTCTTCACGCTCTTGGGAACGGAAATGAGCCGCTCGTCCAGAATCCAGAGCCTGTGGCCGCCGCGGTTCGATGAGTATCCGATTGTCTTGGCGTCAATCAGGCCGAACTTCTTCGCGGTCGCGAGCGACTTCTCATCATCCCACTCTGTGTCGCAAAGACCGCTGGCCGGTCCCATCGGCAAACCGATGTTCCATCGTTCGTCGTTCTCAAACCAAGACGCGATGACTTCCTCGTCTGTCGTGATGTGCTTTAGCCAGTCGTCTTCAATAGGGTGCTTTCCAGGCGTTGCGCAGCCGTGGCCGCGGTAGCACATGCAGCTACCGTCCTCTTGCATCCCGTAGTTTTTGACCATCGGCCAGCCGAACTCTGCGGCGTAGTGCGCCGCTGCCTTGAAGATGTCGCTCATGCCAGCGCTCCCTTGTTGCGTGCTCGTTCAATCTGCGATTCGCACCATCCGTAATTGCCAAGCTCGTCAAATGCGTCCATTCCGCATTCGCCGCAATATGTGTATCCGTCGTAGTCCCTATGCCAGCATTGCGGCACCCAGCGAACGCTCTCGCTTGTCTGGTATTCGGAGAAGCAAAACGCGCCGAACCTGCGGCAAAAATCCTTGTGAGAAACAAGGCGACCCCACCCGTACCCTTCGTGTCGCTTTTTCACCTCAAGCAACAAAAGATCGTGAATCGCTTTTTGCCATAGTGTGTCGCCGCTTCGTAAAACCCCGTCGTCGGCCGGTCGTTGGAACGGCTTCCCGCAATCTGAAAAGGCAAAGCCAAGGTCTATGAAAATCGGACACGTCGCGTCGTCAAAAGACCTCCTCCTGCTTTTCCAACGAAACTTCACATACTCCCTTCCTGACCCCGCTGGAGCGACAGTGCAGAGGCCGATTCTTTTCTTCCTGAAAGCCTCTGCACCATCCAAGACCCAGACCATCCGGTCGTAGAACATCTCTCGTTCGTCTATTTCCTTCGGCGACAGCGCGCTGTGCTGAAACTCAATCACGACGTTAGAGTCGGATAAGGCATCCGCCCGGTGGCGCTCGCCGCCGCGCTCAAGCGGCACCTCCGTGTAGGCGAATCGAGACTTCCACGCTGCGTGCCATAAGGTTTCTCCCTCGCTCCACGAGTCGCAGTCTTCAAGTGACTCATGCGCCCAGTGCCACACAACCTTGCTGCCGCATTTTGAGACGACACGCGACCCGCAGGACGGGCAAACCCCGTTTTCTTTGGGCGTTGCGAGTTTTTCCTCGCCGCCCACGAGTGCCTTGAGCATTTCTTTACTCCTTCGTCAAAGACCCCCCCGCGGAGCCGGCTCATGCCGGCCCCGCAGGGGAGATGTCTCGCCCGATCGGCGTGGCGGGGAAAGGTGGCCGCCAGAGGCTCGTCAGACTTCCGTAGTTACTCGCCACGAACGGCTAGGCGGCCGGGCAGTCCCGATGAAGACCGCTTATGGGCCGCCGGCCCAGCCGCTGGATCACTCCTCCTCGTGGGCGTCGACCGTCACGGTCGCGCCGCTCGGCGGGGCCGAGAACATCCGCTTCAGCGGCTCGGTGTAGGTCACGCGAGCCACCTCGGCCTGCTCCGGCGTGATCGTGCCCACCAGGCGTGGGACGATCTGGGAGTAAGGCTGACCGCCGCTCGACTTCACCTTCGTCAGCTTGAGGCCGATCACGCAGGCGTAGTGGAAGTCAGGCAGCCTCTTGGCGAACGGGAGGAACGCACGCAGCGACCCAGGCCCGATCGACACGAGGAGCGGCCACACGTCGCCCTGACGAAGGATCGCGAGCACGCGAGCCTCCTTCACCTTCTTCCCGGCACCGCTCTTGCCAGAGCCGTAGCCGAACTCCGGCGAGGCCGAGAGCGCGGCCCAGTCGTAGCGGCGGTCGCCGACACGGAACTTCTCCAGAGCCTTCGGGTCGATGTCCCCGAGATCATCGCTGACCCGGTAGCCCACGAGCAGGTCGTTGCTCACGAGCACGGGCCGCATCTCGGACGGATCGTCCTTCGGCCAGAGCACACCCTTCTTCCCGATGGCAACGAGCAGGCCGACGATCTCGTCGGTGCTCTCGACGTTCCCGTTGTTGTCGACGTTCCACGTCACGCCGCCTCCTGCCGGCGTCGGAACCTTGATCAGGTCTTGCTCGTTCATCGGCTCGCCGTCGAGGTTCGCCGAAATGATCTTGGCCTGTCGGCTATCAGCCGACAGGGCCGGGTAATCGACCGTCTTAACCGTTGCAATCGCAGTGCTCATGGCTTTCTCCTTGAGCGTGTTACCGATCCATCAACCATCACTGCGGCGACGCGCCGCCGTGACATCAACCAACCGTGACGTGTCGGAGCCTCGGAGCGACGTACTCGCCCACGAGTCCCTCGAACGGCGTCCCGGCAGACCAGGGCTGGCTGGCATCCGTGCCAGCCTCCCTTGACTGCTCCTTCAAGAAGGACTTCAGCCTCGCTGTGTTGACGCTTGTCAACGCCTCCAAGCATCCAGCCTTCCGAGCGGCTTCCATGACCGCCTCCTTCGTGGCCTCCGTGACACTGCACGAGTGCTCCCACTCGACACGCCAGCTCCGTCCTGCGACCCGGACTCCGTCCAGCCGCTGCGTTTGCATTTCCTCGACGGCGAGCCGCTCCAGATGCGTGCGGCGCTTTTTCAGCGTCTCGATCTGGCCGTCGAGTTCCTTGATCTGCTTGTCCACGTCGGTGATCTCAGCGAGCACCGGCTGTAGTGTTGTGTCGGCTAAAACCTCTGATGATGACATCGACTACCTCTTTTCTCTCACGAAGCGCCTCGTACACGCGGCCGTCCACAGTGGAGCGGCCATTGATTGTCGCGACGAGGTGATACACGAAAACTTTCTTCTCCTGCCCGGGGCGGTGCAGGCGGGCGACGGCCTGCTCGTATTCCGCAAGCGAGTAGCCGAGCGAATAGAAAAATGCGTAGCAGCAATTCCGCTCACCGCAGCGGGTCATATCGACGCCGATGCCGCCCGACTGAATCTGAGTGATGAGGGTGTTCGTCTTGCCGGCCTGCCAGTCGGCCAGCTCGTTCGCGTGGCCTGAGAGTTCGCTGACCGTGCGGCCGTCGGCGAGCGCCGCAGCCTTGGCCGCGGCAATGTCAGAAGTGAATCGGCAGAAGACCACAAGCGGCTCAGTCGTTGGCAGGTCTTGTAGTCTATCGGCCAGAGTCGCGGCCTTGGCTGGATGCTCGGCAATTTGGCTGGCCGCCGCCTCGCCGTCGAACCGAACGTACCCCCCGCAGATTTGCTGGATTCGTAGCAACTGCACCAAAGCGTTGGCCGGCGTCACCGTGCCCGCCTCGCACACGGCACAGAACTCAGTCTCCACCTCGCGGTAGAGCTTCGCCTCCTGCGGAGAGAGTTCGCAGGGCACGTCCTGAAACGTGATCGGCGGGAGATCGAGGACGTCGCACGACCGCACATGGTGCGTCGTCGCGGCGATTTTCTTGTGGGCCTCGGGGAGATTCTTAAACCCGACGATGAAGTTCCGCCCCGGCGGCGTCACGGCGTAGTTTGCCTTGTGCAGGGTGTACGACGTACCAAAAGTGGTACAGTCCGGCGATTCGACGCTTCGATAGATCGCCCAGGCGTCAAGGATCGAATGCGGGATCAGCGTGCCCGACAGCCCCAGCCGCTTCGCCTGCGGGTTCGCCTTCGTCATCTTTCCAGCCCAACGGCTCGCCACCCCCGACGCAGACTTCAGCCGGTGAACCTCGTCCCACACCAAGAAATCCCACTTGGCCTTCTCAATGCCCTTGACGCGCCAGGCCGATTCGTAGTTGCAGACGACGATCACGGGCGACGTATCGGCGATCGCGGCCTGGAACGCCTTCTCTTTCGCCGCCGACGATGCCTTGTCCAGGGCAACGACGCGAATGTGCGGCGCCCAGAGGCCGACCTGCTTCACCCAGGCAGCGATGACAGCCTTCGGGCAGCAGACGAGAATCCTCGAGCCGCCGTGCTCGGCGAGCCACCGCTTGATCAGCTCGAGCGTCGTGCGGGTCTTGCCGCTGCCCATGCCGTGGTGCCAAATCGCCCACGGCCGGCTCCACGCCCAAGCAATCGCGTCTTCCTGATGTCGCCAGATCGGCATCGCCGCTCCTCCGTGAGTTCGGAGAAAATAGCGGCTGATTGGCTACATGACAAGACCACCTATTTCACTTTTTTCGACCGTGGCCTGCCGACCTTCGTGCCGGCGGCTTCCTTGGCTTTCGTGGCCTTGGCGTGCTCGAGGCACGACCGGCGGGAGACGATCCAGTTCCTAGCCCCAGTGCGGAGCCCCCGCGGGTTCCACGGGCGGCGGCCGACAATTTTCCCTGCCCCGACGAGCCGAGGGATCAGAGAGATGTGGACACCTAGTATCTCGCTTGCCTCGACGAGCGTGATCGCGTCGTCGAAGGCGATCGGCGTTGCGATGGCTTTGAGCCGCCGGACAGCCTCGGGCCGCAGGTGCAGCCACGACCGCGGGCGTCTCTCAGTCTTCCCGCCGCGGGCCGCGCATCCCTCCTCGTAGTCCTGGTAGTTCTGCTCGCACTCAGCCCCGTCGTAGATCGAAATCAGTCGCGTCGGGTCGGCGGAATAGGCCGATGTCGTGATCGTGCGGGCGGTGAGGACGCCTTTCGCGATCAGCTTTTGGGGCTGGCCGAAATGAACCCCCATCAAGGCAGCGGCCTCGTAGGAGCCGAGGGCCTGGTCGTAGAATTTCTTTGCCATCTTTCCCAATCTGAGGAGGTGTCGCATTCGGTTTTCACGCCGCAAATGCTACACCCCCCCAGTTGGGCTTGACAAGTGAACTGGAGGCGGCAACAGTCTAATGCTGTGGACGGCATAACCCGCAAGGAGGCCCACAGCATGGCCGCAAAACGATGGATCGTAGTGATTGATTGGGTTGACGGTGACGTTTCTGATTCTGACGAAGTTGCCGTTATAGCCGATAGTGGCGCGCAAGCCGTGAAAAAAGCTCTTATGCGTTGGACGCCAAAAACCCTGGCGAAATGGCCTAATTGTGTAGTTGAAAAAGTTGAAATCCTAACTCCAGCACGGCTGCGGAGTTTTGCCTAGTTCGCAAGGAGGTGGCACTTTTAGGGGGCGGCCCCCCAAGTGATGAGCACCTCTGATGCTACTCCGCGACCTCCTTCGCGACGTTTACGCGCCGCTGAAGGGCATCTGCGACCGCACGATCGAACTGTACCAGTTCACCATCGACGCCTACGGGCAAGTTCTCGGCCGCGAGCCGACGCTCGCCGACCTCGAGGAGCTGTCGGTGGCTAGATTCCTCGCCCAGCGTGTGCGGACGCGGTCGCCGGCCACCGCGGCGAAGGACCGCAGCCAGCTCCGTGCCCTCTGGGAGTTCGCCTCTCGCCGCAAACTCGTCGACACCTGGCCGACGATCCCGCTGATCCGCGTGCCGGAGCGTGTCCCTGAAGCCTGGATGACCGACGAGATGAAGCGGCTCCTGGCCTCTGCGGCACAGGAAACCACCGCCTACGATGGCATCCCGGCGTCGCGCTGGTGGACGGCCCTGATACTTCTCGCCTACGACTCAGGCGAGCGCGCGTCGGCTCTGGTCGCCCTCCGGTGGGAGAACGTCCGTGGCTGCAACGTGATCTTCCGTGCCGAGGACAGGAAGGGCCGCCGCCGCGACATCCTCCGCGAGATCAGCGTTCACACCGCCGACGCGATCCTGGCGATCAAGGGCGACCGATCACCAGGCGACCTCGTCTTCCCGTGGCCGCGGTGCCGATCGTACCTCTGGCGGCGGCTGGAGATCATCCTTGAGCGGGCGGGGCTGCCGGCGGGCCGGAAGGACAAGTTTCACCGCATCCGCAAGACGACGGCCTCCTACTACCAGGCCGCGGGCGGGTCGGCCCAGTGGCTGCTCGACCACGCCGACCCGGCGACGACGAGGAAATACCTTGACCCCAGGATCGTGCGGGGGCAGCCTGCGCCGGAAATCATCCCGCCGATTGGTTTGCCTCCAGCAGCCGCGGGGTGACGGGCGTCGTCTTCCTGACCTGCCCCCAGTCGATGTACGCCTGGGCGGCGAGCGTGGCCGTCCGGTGGCCCAGATGCAGCGAAGCCTTGCCTGGCTGCACCATCTCGATGTGGGTGGCTCCGCTCCTTCGCAGCCACTTGCTCGTGCCGTCGAGGCCGCATCGGTCTAGGTGCTCACGCATATGCCGCATTGCCATCCGCCGGCCGCAGGCCCAGCCAAGGATCGACCCGTCGGGGGAGGCCGCCAGCATCGCGGTCACGGCGTCCAGGCAGGCCGGCGAGAGCACTTTGACGATAGGGTCGCCGGTCTTCGCCTGCGTCCACCGCAGGGTGTCGCCGTCGATGTGCTTTCTGGTCATGGCGAACAGGTCGCCGCGGCGTGCCCCGGCTTCGTAGCCCAGAAGAATCCACGCCCGTAGGAACTTGCCGAGGCTCGCGCCGCTGCGAAGTCTCTTTGTGTCGCATTTCGCCGTCATCGCGATTGCGTGCTGGAGTTGCTCGACCGTCCAGGCCCGTGTCGGCAGCTTCCGCGACTTGATCCGCATGATTCCGCGTGGCATCGCCGGGAGCAGTTCGTTCTCGTAGGCCCACTTCCACAGAGTGAGCAGGATTGTCCGCTCCGACCGGCAGGTGAGCGGCGAGATGACTTTCAGCCGCTCCTGGAGGTAGGCGTTGAATCGTTCCTTCGTGACGACGCGGCAGCGGCCGGCGATTCGTCGGACGTTGGCGGCGTAGGTGCCGGAGACGACGCGGGACTCGAGGTACTGACGGGCGATCTCTGGGAACGTGATTTCCATGCTTTGTAGCCTCCCTTTCCGTGGGTGGAGGTAGGCTACATGACAGGAATTCGGCGTCAATGGCCCTGCGCGAGGATTACTCCTCGCGAACCAGGGTCACGCCGAACTCGCCGGGCTTTGCTGGGGGGATCGTGTCGGCAGCGACGAACTCGAACACGGCTGGCTCGCTGACATTGCCGGCGTCATCGACGTCCACGAGGGTCAGGACGACGGCGTCGTTGTCGGCAAAGCCGTGCTCGCCGAACGAGGTTGCGTCGGCTTCAAAGTCGGCCTGCTCACGGGCCTCGCCGTTTACGGTGACGGACAGGCGCCGAGAGACAACGTCGGCGTCGACGGCGGGGGCGGCGGAAACAGCGTAGATCAGCATCTGGAGCCTCTGGGTTATGGGGTGAGCGCGAAGACCGACTGGCCTTGTTTGCTTGCGAACGAGCCTCGCGAGCTGTCGCTCAATTCCGCGACTGAAAGGCCACATAACAACAGTATAGCAAAGTCACTTGTGCTGCGGCACCCGTCGGGGCTGGGCGGGGTGGTCGATGCCGTACATCGCGTTGCCCATGACGCGAACCTCCGAGCTGTCGACGTGCGCAACGCCGCCGCCGTCGAACTGATGGACGAGCCAGACCGTGTTGATCGACGGGCCGTAGTCGATGAGGAACAGCGCGTGCCCCTCGCCCAGCGGCGTCGTGACCCAGATCGGCGGGTTGCATTGGAGGATCATTCGTTCTCTCGCCGCAGTAGCGCACCGGGCCAGACGCTAGGTTCGCTCAAGAGCGCACCGGCGGCTCGTTCCGCTCTCGCAGCATGGCGTCTGCCCACTTGTAAGCAGCCTCGCACAAGAAGTGGTATTCCAGCGGTTCGTCGTCAATGTCTGGGCGGGCCAGCATTCCAGAAAGTGCAGCCGCCGCGAACTGGTCGCGAAGCGGAGTAAGCCGCTCCTGCTCACGCGCCCATTCGGCAATGTTTTTCTGCCTGTCTGTCATCTCTTCCATGATGTCTCTCTCTGATTTCAAGAGCGTCGTTCAGGCTTCCGGTAGCCAACGTGCTGGAACCATTCCGCCACCCGACTGCCGATGGCGTAATACTTCCGTTCGTATCGGTGTTCGCCAAACGTGGTGCCGACTGTGCCGTCCTCTCGGACATAGTGGGCAACGTCCTGCGAGTCAGGGACGATGTAGACGCTGGCCGCGCTTGCCTCGCGTTCCTCGCCGTCAAACGGGCCTCCGACGAATGGCAGTTTCATGGCTCTCTCTGCGGCGTGTGGTGTCACAGTTTGTCACAGCGGGGCTGCGGCGCGTCCGCACCGATCAAAGCCCGCCGCTCCTCACGGAGTGCGGCGATCTCCTGTCGTTGCGTCCGCACCTCTAGGCGCAGGGCGTCGATGATTGCTCGCAGTCGGGCGATGTCATCGTTTTCGTCCACGTTTCGTTCCCAATCCATATCAGAAATGATACGTTTTTCGGTGAGTTTCCTATACAGAAACTGTCACTTTTCGCCAGTTTTTGTTTGGCTTGTGTATCACAAATGACACTTATCGCTCCAGCAGTTCCGCTGGTATCAGCCGCCGAATTTCCTCCGCTAGTTCGCGCTCCGCTGGCGTCGGCTCGCCGTACTTCACGCGCGACCGGCAATGCTGGTCAATCTCCCAGAGCGTTGACAGAGCCTCGCGGCCCAGCCGGGCGGCGTCGAACTCACCCTGTTCGTCTGGCAACGTGAATCGGAGGGTGACGGTTGGCATGGGTCAGATTCTACCGCCTCGCCTAACGGGCGCAATGCCGTTTTGCGGCCGGTTTCGCGGCCGTTGCAAAACCTCTGCCGGAGGCGTTGCTAAGCAGCGGTTTCGTTACAGGCGTGGCCGCTTCGGTGGCCGCACCACTCTGGTGCAAGAGCGCACATTCACAACATAAGGTGAAGAGCGTCACGCAGGCCGAGCAGGCCAGACGCACCGGCCGTCAGCGTCGGCAGCGTCTGGCAGGTCGCGGAGGAGTTGCCGATAGGCGGCCCACTCAGCCTTCTTGGAAGCCGAGAGCGGAGCGTCTGCGAGTTGCGTCCAGTCAGACCGTGCCAGCATGAGATCGCGGCGATCGCGATAGCGTTGCAGGCGATGGGTTGCGGTAAGTTCGTTGCTCATTGGTTACTCCGTAAACGCGGCGGTTGGTGGCGTGAAGTTGTCTGTGTACCGTGCTAATCCGGTGGTTACGCGAACCTCGTCGATGTAGCCGATAAAAGTTTCCGACGTATCGTTTTCGTCAACCGCACCGATAGTCAGAGTGTTGTGGGTTATAGAAGCGTCGTCGGATGCTGTCGCAACGCTAGCGCCACCAACATACAAAGTAACGACCCCGCCTGAACGGACGAGAGCAACATGATTCCACGCATTAGCGACATAACTTGACGCGGCCGCATCAAAAGCGCCGAAGCGGTAGTTTGTTCGCGTCGTGCCGCCGTCAGCATAAAAGGCGAGCGAAGCGTTTGAACCATCTCTGTATGAAAACAACTGGTTGAAGGTGATCGAAGTTGGCCTCACCCACGCTTCCAACGTGAAGTCGCCCGTGCCGGGAATCAGCGAATTGCTAGTCACTTGAACGCATCCGCCGCCGTCTAGGTACAGCGATGAACCGCCGAACTTGCTTTGGGCAGTGCTGATCTCAGCGGTTCCTTCGGCTGCGCAAGACAGATTACTCGCAGACGAGTCGGTGATTGTAGTGCTGCCGTTTGTGCCGTCGAAGTGCAAGAGCAGTCTCGTACCGCCGGATACTATAGGAGACGCATTAGTGTTCCACACAACCGCGTCTGAAATCGTGTGCGCGTAGAACGTGTCGCCCTCCAGTGTCTTTGTAATGGAAGAAATCTGGCCGACCGTTAACTTCTCGGTGAGCGTCCCAGCACCATTGTCGGCGGCGACAACGGCACTGACGCTGACGCTGTTTGCTGCGGGCAGTTGCGTGATGGTCTTAGGCATACTGAATTGTCCTCAATGGGTCGTCGGAAAGGTCTGTTAACGTCTCGCCAGAAATCGTTTGTAGTAGCGCGACCTGCGGCGTGTATTCGGCAAACAGCCGAGCGGTGAGCGACGGCGTGGCCTGCACAATCGAAATGTGCGCCCAGTTGAACGAGTAGCCAGCACTAGCGCCAGCAAACGTCAGCGGCACCGCCGACCCCCAAGTCGCAAAGTCGTCCGACTCGTAGTACCACATCTCGTAGGTGTGGAAGTTTCCGTTTGAAACGTAGGCCCGGAACTTGCCGTCGCTAGTAATGACCAGCGGCAGCGTGTCGCCGCCGTCTGCTTCTGCCCCAACGCCCAAAGCAGACTCAGCGCCCCAGCCAGACAGAAGCGACGAAGACGTACGCTTCTTGTATCCAGACCAGCCAACGTCGTTGAAGGCCATGTAGTACGTCCCGGCTTTGTAGGCGATGAACGTATTTCCCTGCACAAGGGCCGTCGCGGATGCGCCGGTGATGGCAACCGGAGTTGACCAATTCGCGGACGATCCCCATGTCGCTGGGTCGGTGCTGGTAGGCCGGATCACCTCAACGTAATGCGTTGAGTTTGGGACGTACACAATCGCAGGGCCAACATCGTCCACGACCCAAGTCGGAATGTTTACGATGTTGTCGCCGCCTTGCGAGCCAACGGCGATCTCCACAACTGGCGTCCATGCCACAAGGTCATTGGACTGAACGATGTGGATGGTCGGCGGGTTGCTGCTCCAGCCAGAATAGCCGTCGCTGTAGCACATGTAATACTTGCCGCGCCACCACAGAACAGTCGGGTCGTTGATTCCTCGCTCGGGAATCAAGACGCCGTCATCCGGGCCGACAGAGATGAAGTCCTTGCCGTCTCGCGAGATAAACACAAACGCCCGAACTCGCGTGGTTTCGCCAGTGCCGCCCTCGCCTGGATAGGCGGCGGCAATCCACAACGGCTGCAAGGCCGATGCCGTTGGTCGCATTGTTCTCGGATTCATCGGCATAGGAGTTGCGCTACTGTAGGTGATGTAAGGTCAGTATACCGCTGGCTACAGCGCCGCAGGTATCAAGTCAGTATTGCGCCGGATCGGCGTGAGGTCACTGCCGCGCGCGACCCCGTAACTGGTCAGCGCCTGCTCGATGCCAGCGCCGCCGTCGGCAGTCACGACGGTCGAGGCGGCCGATTGAATCAAGAGGGTTTGGACTCCGGCGGAATAGGCGATGGGGTCGCCGGCTGGGCCTCCGACAAGGTTTCCTCCGGCGACTCTGGCGACGTAGTTTCCAGCGGCAAAACGAAGTTGCCAGTTCCCCAGTAGTTCGCCAGATATTCCCGCAAGACTCGCGTCACCCCTAGCCGCTGTGCCGGTTTGGCTTGAAACAAAGGTGATTGCCGTGCCTTGCGCACTTTCCAGAACGTCAAAGGTCGTACCAGTCACGGCGGCAACCATCCAGTTGCCGTTGTAGCTGGTGGTGCCGGTGATCCGAACCACATTGCCCGCCGCATACGACTGCGTGCAGGTAAAGCGCACCCCGCCCGTGATGGACGCAGCCGCCGTGATGGCAATGCCCGCCTCATTGGACTGCGTGATAACGCTGCCGGAGAGCGAGAACGACATCAGGCGTACCCCACGCTCGCCAGGCTGTCGCCCGAGTACGTCAGCGTCTTCGTGGTCGCGATGCCAGACGGCAGCGATCCCGAGAGGACGATCGACGCGAGCCGGCCGGCGACGCGGTTGAATGTTTTCACCACCGCGCCGCCCGGCGTCGCGTAGGAGATCGACGCCAACTCGCCCGCCGCGTAGGAGAGTGTGGCGGGGTAGGACTTCAGATTGCGGCTGACCGTCTCGTAGGTTTCGGGGGCGGGGGCGGACTCGCCGCTCGACGGCGGCACCGCTGGTGACACGACCGCCTGGAACGCCAACGGCGGCGAGACGCTCATTGGAGTGGGTGCCACGCCAGCAACAGACACCGCTGCCATCTGCGGCGCGGGCGTGTTGGCGAGCACGACTTGCTCTGTCACGGCGACGCTCGGGGGCGAGGCCGTCACGTTCACTGTGATGTCACTCACGGCAGCACCTCGACAAAGCCCTGAAACAGCGTGCGGGTGTTTCCGCCGACGGTGCCGACCACTTCCCAGCGATAGGTGCCGCGAGCCAGCGAAGCAGTCTGCGTGTCAGTGAGCGACACGACAGCGATGCCGTTGGCGGCATCCGTGATGCTCACCGACAGCGGCAGGACAAGCGATCCTGCGGTGACGGTGTAGATAGAAGCCGCCAGGGAGTAGCCCGTGAGAGCCATCGAAAAATCGAGGGTCACTGCGAAATCATCACCCGCCCGGAACTCCAGGTTGAACCGGCCCGGTCGCTGGGAGAAGGTTTCCATGTCAGTTCACGTCGCGCCCTGCGTCGCTGCCTGTCGCGTTCATCTTCGGTTGTAGAGACTAATTCTGCACGGGCGGCTTTGGCCCGGAGATCACAGTCCTGACCTGCTCGCGGAGTTCACGCTGGCCGTGAGCGAGTTCCTCGAGCGTCTCGACCTGCTGGCCCTGCGCTGCAGAAATCTCCTTGAGCGTCTCGCTCGTCGCCTCAAGGAACTGGACGTGGGCCTCGACCATAGGCTCGACGAGCGTGCCGTGCAGTGTGATTGCCGCCTCGCGGCCAAGCCAGATCACTACGCCCAGGAGCACCACCGGAACGCCGAAGCGTTCGGCGACCCGCAACAGCGAGTCCAGAATGCCCTGCTTGAGTTCGTCGGCCGTCATCGCAGCCTCACGTCTTCATCGTGACGATGCAGACGGCGGCCGTCGAGTTCGTCGACACCGACACGAGCTTGATCGCGCCGCAGCCATACGTCTCGTCGGGGAGGGCGTAGACGCGGGCCTCAGTCGTCGAGGGGGCCAGGGTCAGGTCGGCAGCCGAGCCGTCGACCTTGTAGAGTCGGCCAAACGTGCTGGTGAGGGCGTCGGACGCCCAGACCTGGAGGGTCGTGGCTGCCGTGCTGACGGTGCCCATCTCCAGGGTGCCGCCGGCCACGTCGTCCCAGCGGAGCGTCGTGGCCGCGGCCACCGACGTCGAGAGCGTGATGGGGATCGCTTTGAACTTACGACGAATCTTCGGCTCAGACATCAGCACCTCCTTGTGCGTTGCGGGCCTCGATGGGCCGCTCGTGGCGTGTCACAGGGCTTATTGTTGTATTGTAGCCTTTGGGCAGGCCGCGATGGCTGATTCGACGGTCTGCCGGAGCCGCTCGATGGTCGACCAGTTGCCGATCACGCGGTCGATGAGCAGGGGGTCGACGCCGCCCTCGCTGGCGTGGCGGGCCGCCAGCCCCTTGATGCTGCCAAGCCCGCGAACGACCTGCCAGATGACCCCGCCTGCCGCCTTGATCGCCGCCGCCTCGTTGTCGAACCTGCAATCCGTGACGACAACGTCGCGGCCCTCGTCGAGCAGCCGCTGCACCCGCCGCATGGCCGTGTCGACCCAGATCGACTGGCTGATCGTGTCGCGGCCCCACTCCGTGCCGAGGGTCTGGAGGAGCTGCCTGGGAGACTGACCAAGCCAGTCAATCGGCCGCTCCTTCGCCTCGCGGTCACGCATCTCGGCCGGTGTCAGGCCGGTGACGATCGAAACCATCTCGTACAGCGGGTCGGCAAACGCTACCCGGTCAAACCCCAGGATGCTCGCGACCGTGTCCTTGCCGCTCCCGGCCGCCCCACACATACCGATCAGCATCTAGTCGTGCCTTCCTAGCCACTGCGGTGGCGGGTTGTTTTCCATCATCGCGACCCGGTACTTGAGCCGCTCGATCTCCTCCAGCGCCCGGCCCAGGGCTGCTGCGAGGGTGCCGTTCGCTGCCGTCCAGGAGTTCGGCGGGCCGTATTTGTTCACCAGCAGCCACGCTCGTTGGATTTCGTCGTTGGTCATTTCTTGCTCTCGCGGAGGTCGCGGTCGCACCAGATCGGCATCGCCTTCGTCACCTCGTTCCGCGAATGGTCAATCACCACCGCGGCTTGACAAGGAGCCTCGAAGCCAGCCTTGATCCGCACCGTATAGCTGGAGTGGCCGATAACGCTCCCGTTCGATACATACCGCCCGCCCCGGAGCCAGCCAAACGAGTGGTAATGCCCAAAGCAGGTGAGGCTGGCCCTCCGGCTCGCATCCCATGCCGAGATCGCCTTCATGGCCGGCAGGGCGAGGCCGTAGACGCCGCCTGAATACTTGATCGAGAACCCATGTAGGAAGCGGATCGTGAAGTCGTCGACATCGACGTAGTTCAGCTCGCCCTCTGCCACCTGCCAGCGGACGTTTGGCTTCGTCTCAGCCGCCGCCATCATCAAATACAGATTCTGTTCAAATGAGTGATCCAGTTCCGTCTGGCAGCGGAGCTTGGGGGTACTCCTGCCATGATTGCCGCTTGAAGTCGCCACGACGACTTCGTCTGCGTTCTCGGAGACGGCATCGACGAACGAACGCATCCGGCCGCCGATCCACCGGCAGGCAGCCAGCGGCGCAAGTTGGCTCGTCTCGGCCAACTCCTCGTGGATATGACCACTGATCATATCGCCGCCAAACCAGATCACGACGCGGCCGATGTCGGCAAGCTGCCGTTCGTGCTCGAGCAGCGCGAAGAACCGGCTCTGCAATTCGGCGAGTCGCCGGTCGCAGATGTCTAGCGAATACTGGTTGAGGCCGTTGGTTTCCGCATACGACACCGGCTCCTCGCAGTGGACGTCGGAAATGAGCACCACCATTGTGGCTGGATTCTTGCCGCGCTTCTTCGGCTTCGTGGCTGGCCTGCGGACGGCCTTGATGCCCCGGAGGCCGACGAGCGTGTCGGCCCGCGACCGCTCGGCGTCAAGTTGGCGGATAGCCGACTCGTACTTCTTGCGAACCGACGAGAGTTCATCCCGCAGCCGCGCCGCCTCGGCGTCCTTGCCGACTTCTACTTGTCGGGCGACCGCAGCCACCGACTGATTGTTTGTTCGGCCTCTGGAGCGTGCCATCCAACCTCCGTGCAACGGGCGACGATTCCGCGATACACGGTGACGATCGGTGCTCCCTGAAGAGCACCAGACAACCACTCGCGTTTCACCTCACTCATCTCGGCCTGCGCCTCCGTGGGCAGGCGACTGAACCATGATCGTTTTGGGCGATGGATCGTGCCGACGGCCTGCACGACGCTTTGCAGTGCGGACTTCTTCGCCATGCGGTCACTCCGTTTCGCGGTATCCGAGCGTCCAGAGAACGCGGGCAATGTCGCGGGCGCTCTCGGTGATGTGCTCCTCCGAAACGGTCGGGAAGCAAACGTGGAGAAGTTCGTGGATGATCGTTTCCAGGCGGCTCCGTTTGGAGAGCTTCTCGTCGACCAGAATCTTCCGGGGCATCTCCGGGTTCTTGGCATCCGGCAGATACGCCCAGCCGGCCGCCTGGCCCTTCAATCTGCAAAACCGCAGGAGCCAGCGAGCCCCGGCCACAGTGAAATGGTGGTCATCCGGCATGGGGCTATATTGTCGCGGTGTAGCCTATTCGGTCAATGGGGGTTTCTCCGCTTTGCGGGCGTTGCGGATTGCCCGTTTTACCAAGAGGCGGCCAGCGGCGTCGATGAACGGAAGTTTTCGTTTCGTCGCTTCCTCGCGCAGCCAGCCGACGATCTCGTCAATTCGCTTTTCGCTTTCGTCCGCGCCCCATGCGTTCATTTGCGCGGCGCGAGCGTTGCATGAGCAGTTTGCCGAGGCTGTGATTCCGACCTTGGAGAGCAGTTTTTTTAGTTCAGTACCAGGGCCATCTTGCACCTCCTGCGGCTCTGGCTGAAACCGCATTTTCAGAACGTCTTCGAGGGTTGTGTTTTCCCTCTTGATGCCAACCATGCAGGCAGAGAAGGGCTTTTCTGGCACAACGCTCTTTGGCACGACGGCCTTGCACTGGCCGCATACCCACGACTTGTCAAGCTCCTCCCACTGACACCAGATCGACATATTACCTCCTGTACGGCGTGCCGTTGGCGTGGTCGGGGCAGCTAGCTGGAGTTTCGGCAGACAGCGAAAGCGTCGGGCCGTACTCAATCACCGTGTATTCGTAGGAGTACGGAATACCTGCGGGAGTTCTTTCGGGATTTTTTCTTTCGAGCAGTGCGTACCCCGTCGTCGGTTGCGCGTCTCTGTTTGATGGGCTGTCTGGAAAGGCATAGTCAAACGGCGCGCCTGCCCCGAAAAAGCAACCAGCCCCCCAGACTTTCACAAGAGGGTAAGTCTTGTTCAGCAAAGAGTGATAGCAGTCCGAGAAAGCGCACACACTGCTTCTCGGAACAAATGACGGCATTTCGCCAGAAAATACGTTGTGTGTTGAGAACGTCTCGTGATTGAAATTTCTCGGCACAAGCGGCTCCGCAGCGGGCTGGCCGGGGGCGTGTCCGTGCCATCCCAAGTGAGCCTGAAGGAACCACTGCTGGTCGAGGACAGGCCCGCCGACGTATGTATTTTCCAGCATCCAAAAATACCCCGCCGACTGGTCAGCGTAGTCGCGGCCTCCAAATGGCATCGACGACGGCGCCTCAATCCACCCGCCGTTTGCGTCTGGCACGCCAACCCCCGCCGTCGAGATGCCGGGGTGCTTTGGGTCAACCGTGATCGACGGGTCTGCGGTTATTGAAACCGACAGCAATGCTCCGCTTTCGCTGAATGTTCCCGTAGCCATCGCGCCGTATCCAAGCGTGGACGTAAGAATGACGTTCGCATCTGGGTTTTTTTTGGCAATCGAAAAAACAGTCTTGAACATCATGCCCCTATGCACGACTTCAAGCCCAGTGATTCCGCCGCTTGCGTTTACCGAAGAAATTCGGAAAACGCACACTGGATGCGGAGATGAAACAGGCTCGCCATATTGCCCTGTTTCTTGGTTTACAAGCAAGGAGAAGTATCCGTATGCGTTTATCCCGGTTGCCCTCGGGCCGTCGTACCACGCGCCGTTTGGGCAAACGTCAGGCGAGTCGCCTCCCGTGGCCTTCCACATATCGGTTACGGCGCGGCCGCCGTCAGGCTTGACCTCAAACTCTTGCCCAACTTGATACCCGCTTCCTCCGGCAGAGATTGTCGCGCCAGTCACGGGGAAGTACGAAAACCGATACGCCGTTGGTGGAGAGCTACCCCACGCCATGCCAGGGTTGGGGAAATTGTGTACTGCGCCAAACTGGAATGCAGCAAACGCAGCGCCAGAGCCGCCGCCGATTGCTGGGATGTTGAGCGGAAGCGTGGGCGGAACATGGTATTTATCTCGAAAGGTGTACCCCGCGCCGCCAGCGCGCACGACGCCGCCGACAATTGCACTTCCCCAATCAGACTCGTTAGCGCCAGCCGCGCCAAAAACGGGAGTAATAACTGCTCCGCCGCCCGCGCACTCCGGATACGGAGGCCAAAGGGCTAGAGCGCGGTCGTTGATCGACGTTGAGTTCGCTATCTGGTCGCCAAACGGCCAAGCGTAAACGTAAACCTCGATGGCGGTTTCACACTGGCGTCGTGTAATTTGAAGCGCCAGGGTTGTGAAGTTGCTCTGATTTTCCCCGGTGTTGCAAAGCGCTCTGGTTTCCACGCTGCTTCGGACTTTCCTGACAGGAACCCCAACGGCTTCCCACCGCAGGTCGCACAGCACCTTCGCCTTCCACTCGTAGTGTCCGCGGTCGTCGGCTTGGTCGGGCGGATTGACTGGGCGCTGCGTGCAAGTTGCAACGCAGTAGTAGTTTCCGTCTGAGCCCCCCGTCTCGTCGCACACATTGACTGAGGCATACGCACCAGGGAAGTCGCTTCCACGAATCTTCCAGTCAAGTATTCCGCCCTCGTCGTCAACGTCCGAAACTATGGCTGTCGCGTACTGGAATATCAAGCATCCCGGGGTTTCGCAAACCCAGGTTATTTGGTCGCCGACGCTGTAGCCAATGCCGGGCATAGCAACGGAAATTGGGTGGCACAGCACGCGGCCGTATGAGGTGTAAAGTATTGTCCTCTCCGCGTCCGTTTTTTCGACGTTGCAAAGCGGCGGGTCTTTATACTCTGGCGTTTTGAAGATCGGAACAACTTCAAGAGAAACGATTGAACCCGGTCCCGCAACTTCGGAGATGCGAATTCTTTGGTAGAGCAACACGCCGCCTTCTACGTTCTGGCCTGAATATCCATACTTGTCTATGTAATTTGGGTAATACGCAGGAAAGCAGGTTGTGTCTGGTCTTGGGAAAAAACTTATTCGCTCACCGCCGAGCGGCGGACGCGAGTTGTCGAAGTTGACGTAGAAGAACTCGCCAACCTCATACCCATAGCCGCCGTCCTTTATGTCTACGCCGATCACCTTCCAACTGTCGGGAAATCGGCCGTTGGGGTCTGGTTCGTGGCTTGCAGGCCCAAGCCGCAAATACAACTGAGCGGTGTGATTTAGCGATTGGTGGTACGGAGCGAGGTGAGGCTTCACGACGCCCTGGTTTAGTCCAAGGCACCTGCCGCGAGTGCAGATTTCCCCGCCTTCCCATGCGTACCACGGATTCCGCTTTCCGCAGCGGTAGTCGACAATGAACTTGTCTCCGTCATTCGGAAACAGAATATCCCAGCACTCATACGGAGGCGGCAGAAACACCCACTGGCGGTCCTCCGCGACGTTGTAGAGAAGCACCGCCTCAGTGACGCCTGGGTATTGCGAGGCGCGTTGCGGCGAGAGCGGCACCTGTCGCGTGATCACAGGCTTGAGTTGCGGTCGGACGAACTGGTTTGGGCGGTGGCATACATAGGTGCCATTCAAGTCCTCTTGGTTTGTACAGAGTATGCCTTGGTTGGGGTTGCATGGGCCTGCCTGAAAAGGCCCAAACTCCGGACGCTCGCAAAACTTTGGATGCCCCGGTGGAGTTGCGTCTGGGTCGCACTTTGCTTCGTTTACGAAAACCCCAGTGATAATTGCAGCAGGGCAGTTGTCGCATGTGTCGCCTGGGTTTGGGCAGTTTGTTTTGTCAAAGTATCCGCTAAAATTTTGGCCGCACATCGGGTCTACGTTGTCCCTGCCTTGCCCCTCGCCAAGCCTAAAATATGGAACTTGAGGCGGAAAAAACTGGCGCGACCACGCTAGATTTTCAGAGTCTCCGAAATTATAAGTCCAGCCAAGGATATTTCCGCTTACATTCAAAGGGATTACACATCCAAGGTGCTCCTCGGCAAGAATAATGTCTGCGTAAGACCCGCGGCTGTCGCCAAGAAAGGCATAGGTTTCTTCGCACTCTTCATCGCACTCAAAGAACCGGCTCTCGTGAAATGCAACAATAACACTCTCCACGCCATAGGAAACTATCTGCCCAGACATTCCATCAACGCTCGCCGTCACCGTCTCCGGTGTGCAGCACCGCATCTCGGGGCAGCAGTTGCACGAGTCCTTGCTGTTGACGAGCATCAGCACTCCACCGCGATCAAGAGCCACAGCTTGCTGTACGGACGCAAAATTGGAATTTCCTGCTGGTCTTCGTATGTCACTTGGCCCGTGTCATAACTTCCTGCCAAATCACTGATCGGCACGACTGCACACCACTTCAAAAGGTCGCCCTGTCCAACTGGAATATGCGTGAACCAGTTGATCGTGACGGCGAACACTGGGTCGCCGAATGAATCCGTCTCGGGAATCCAGTCGGCTGGGCCGGTTGGGTTATCTGGCTGCTTGAATAGGCGAACAACTCGGACGTTGAGCGGCGGCTCGTTGGGCCACGGGCCTTCGCACTGACCGAGACGGATCGTGGAGATGCCGCCACCACCACCGCCAGGAATCGTCTCAAACCTCGTCGGTATCTTCGTCGCCCCCGTGCCGTAGGGCATCCCATCGACGCGCGCGATCGTCTGCTTGATGTCTCTGTGCAGGCCTTCGCTGATGAGGAATCCGCGTGCCATTGGTTAGTTGAGGCGGAGTTGGAGGGTTTGGGTGAGGTCGATGTTCAGTTGCGTGCGCACGCGCCAGATCAAGACCTTCGGTGTGGCGTTCGGCGACCGCGGCGTTCCATCTTCGTTCAGCGCGATGGGTTGGGCTGACGGCTGCTGGTTGATAGTTTTCTCGCTGCCGGCAATCCGCACCATCGCCCGAACCTTGTCTCCGACCGCGACTCCGTCCTGAAGGGCGAGCGGTTGAACGATTGGGCCGTATTCGCCGTCTCGCTTGAGCGGCACTGCATATGGGTCTTGCGCTCCGCCTTCGGCATCATTGCCGCCCCTGGGCTGGGCAGGATTGAACGCCTTGCAGTTGAACCCAGTCACTGGAAGAGCCATGTCCCAGCCGTACTTCCCGGCATACCCAGGAGCCTCCACCTCATTTGCTTTGTAGGCAAACTCGTAGGAGTTCATAAAGCCGCTGAAGACAGCGTTCCCGAACGTCTCAACGTGCGGCTGGGCCTCGACGCCACGAAACAGGACGGTGCTCGGATCGCAGGTCATGTAGGAGCCGAGATTCATCGTCTCTAGGTTGACGTACCCTGCGTACCGCTGAAAAACAGTTCCCGGAAACGAATTGAATTGTGTTACGCGGATGGTCGTAATTGGCTCCATCCTTGTGACGCCGTCCATGAGGTCGCCGACAGGGTTGTGCGCCGGCTCCCATTGACCATCGCGAACCCACAGGTACGCTGCGGCCTCATACAAACTCGTACTCGTCGAAAAGTTCGCCGGTCGTAACTCCGGCATGACGAGCATCGGGTCGGGCATCCCCGTGCCGCCCTCGCCGTCGACCATGCCGGAGGTGCGGTACTGTGCCGTGACGATCCGCACCAGCCGGCTCTCGCCGTCGGCGCGGCCCTCGACGCTCACGCAGGGCATCGGGTTCGACGAGTTGTACGGGTCGCCGATCTGGACGCCGACGGCCGACATGAGGTCGATCGACTCGCTCGGCGAATCCAGGATGATCTTGAATACGCGCGTCGCGGTGTCGGCCAGTTGCCCGCCGTCAGACGAGCGGCTGAAGGCATTGCCCTGCGCGAGTTCCGAAATCATCTTGGGCATCTATCAGCCCTCCGTGATGTCGACGCGAAGGCGGGTGCCGGCCGCGCCGATCGCCTGGTAGTTCGTGCCGCTGCCCAGCCGGAAAAGCGCCGGCTCGCCGGCCCGCAGGGTGCAGAACCGGAGGAACGACCCGCCGGCGTCAATGCCGATTGCCGCCGTCGAGGCGGTCGCCGTCGACAGGTTCCGCAGGAACGCCAGCCCGACGCTCGTCAGGTTCGCCGTCGAGATGTTGACGGGATTCGTCGAAAGGGCGAGCGTCACGCTGTTCATCCCAACCTGGCTCATGGTCGCCGTCACGTTGACGACGGAGACAGAGTTGTTGAGGAAGTCCTTGTCTAACTTCATTGAGACGTTGTAAGAGATGTCTGGCATTACGGTGCTACTCCGATCTTAGTAACGAGGTCTTTGATCCCCTTGTTGATCTGTTCCAGTTCACCTGTCTGCTTTTGCATCTCGACCATATCCGCGTCGCGCGCGGCGTCGTCGCCTCGCAAGAGCCTGTTGAGTTCCTGCTGGCCTTGAGACGTCGTCCCGTCGGAGGCGTTGAGGGCGGCCCGCGACGGGCCTTGGAGGACGGCGTTGCGGACGGATCGAGCCATCTGGACGGCGATGCTGTTCTCCATGAAGTTGTCCCTCATGGTTTCTAGGTTTTTTCTTGCCGACGCTAGGTCGCCGTCCAATTCCGCTTTGACGTCGGGGAACTTCTTGAAGATGTCAGAAAGCTCCTCGAGTGACAGCACTCCGTCCTCGAGTGCTTTTTCAATTTCGCCGTAGGCTTCATCGTTTCCGATGTTGACTGCGGCGTTTTTTAACGGCTCAGTGATGCCCTCAATTACGGCGTTTGTTGCGTCGTTAAGTTGCCCCTCTATCTCACGGGCGCGGCGTTGCTGCGGGGACAGGAATGATTCGCGGCCGCGAGCCGCAGACTCCCTGACCTGCTGCACCTGCCTTGCTCGTTCCGCAATTTCCTGAGACGCGATGTCTATGCCGTCTGCTAGTTTAGCAAGCGCTTCCGCAACGTCTGTTTGCTCAAACGCCGCAATGATCTCTCTGTTGATCGCTTCGATCGCCGACCGCGCAGCCTGCTTCTCTTCTACTGTCGCCTTCTCGCTGTCAAGGACTGCCTGCTGTCTGTCGCGCTGCGCTGCCAAGTCTCGCGCTGCACCACCTGGCCGACGCTCGAACTCACGGATTGCGCGCGTCCTTTGTTCGTCTAGTTGAGCGACACGATCTCTAATGCCTCTTGCCGCCTCCTCGGCTCTTTGCCTGTCTCCGATTGCCTGGGCTTCAACGACAGGCTGTCTGCGAAACTCGTCGAAGAGCAGGCCGTCAGGAAGCGACCCTGGGAGCCTGCCCGGGCCGGTTAGCCGGCCAGCGCCGAGGGCGGCGTTCTCCCGCCGCCGAGCATCCGTCGCCGAAGACTCCGCCTCTCCGAGAACAGTTCTGGCGAGGTCGCCGGCTACGCGGTCGAGCACGGATGCGAATTGGCTGATGCTAGTAGCTGCTGATCGGGCCGCGTCGGAAAGCGGAACAAGCCGATCAACTTGCTCACGCAGTTGCTGCTCTCGTTCCGGCGTTGTGTTTCCTTGACGAAGTTCTTCTTGGACCGCGCGCAGTTCCTTTGATATTCTTTCCGCCTCTTGCCCCACTGCGCTGAATTGGACACCGGACTCGCCCAAAAGCTCCTGAACAGTAACCAGCGACCTGCCGACCTTGGAGCCGCCCTCCAGGATGCCTTTCACGGCACCTTCGCTTGCGGCGACGAGCGCCTGGTCAAGCCGGCTCGCTAGGCTCTCAAGTTGGGAGTAACTTTCTGCCAGTATGTCAAGCCGCGGGCCTCCAAAAAAGCCGTCGCGCTGTGCGTCCTGCAATCGTCTTCGCAGGTCTTCAAGAGCCGGCTCAAGTGCGTCTCGCCTCGCCCGAATTGCGTCGACCGTCTGTCCCTCTGGGAGATTCGGCACGTTGTTTCTGAAGGGTGCTGTTCCGCGACGACGGAGCGTCTGCTCGACCTCGGCAGCATCAGGCGCCGGCCGCGCTCTCACCGTCCGATTAAGTTGGTTGAGCCGCCTTTCCGCTGCGTCGATCGCGGACTGGGCCGCGACGCGCCGCCCGAACGTCGTTGCGGCGTCTCGTTCTCTCTCTGAGCGAGCCACATTTGCCCGCTGCCGCTGCGCCTCGGGGTCTGCCTCCAGCGCCCTGTTGGCGGCCAGGTCGCGGCGAAGTTTGAGTATCTTTTCGATCGCCCTCGCTTCCTCAAAGGCCCGTTCGGCCCCCTCGCTCATGGTGCCGCGGTTCATCGAATCGGCCAACTGGTCGAACGCCTGCTTCAAGTCGTCAACGATTGACTTCTGCCGAGACAGAACGCTGTTCAGGGCCTTTGTCTGATCCTCGGCAGTTCGGCCAGAGTTGATCCACTTGTTCAGGGCCAGGACTGCTTGCCCCGCGATAACAGCACCAATGCCGACCCAAAGCCCAGTAGTTCCGCCAAGAATAAATGCTAGTTGCGTGATGTTGTTGCTGACTGCCCTGATTCGCTGGTCAAGCCCGCCAGTTGCGGAGAAGAAGTCGTCGACGGCGAACCCAGCCTGTTGGATTGCGAGTGACCAGCGGTCAAGACCAGCGCGTCCAACATCGCCGATTCGCTGCAAGTCCCTGTTAAGGCCAGCAGGGTTTATGCCGGCCGCTCTCGCTGCTACATCCGCGAGCGACCGCACCATCGCGTCGATCTCTTCGCGTGTGCCCCGCAGGCGTATGGTTCCGTCTTCGGCTGCTGCTGCGATGCGAGCGCGAACAGCCTCGAATCCAGCAGTCAGCGCCTGCGCTGCCGGGCCCGAGATTCCGGCCATGACGCCTTGGAGCAAGTTGAGCTGCGCGACATACCCCTGCACGGCACGGGTATCAAGGCCAAGCGTTACGCCTTCCATACCAGCGCCGCCAAAGCCGCGAAGGACTGAGTCGATAAGGCTCAGTCTCGCCGAAGCCGTCGACGCTTCGTTTCCGAGCTGAACGACCCTTAGACGAAGTCTTTCAATCGCTTCTTCGGTGGCGCCTGGCGTGGCGGCGAGCGCCTCCAATTCGTTTTGCGCGTCAATGACGGCGGGTATAAACCGCGTCCTAAATCCAAGCGGCAGCGAGTCGATCTGCGACTTGAGCGAAACGATTGAGCCTCGCACAGACTCAACCTGCCTTGCTGGGGCGTCAAGGTCTAGGCCGAAGTCAATCGCCGACTCTCGCTGGGCGCGACCGCGGTTGATGGCTGGGGCGATTTCATTGGCGGCGTCCGCGGCGGCGACGGCATCACGGCGTCGGCGCTCCTCCTCAAACTCTTGCTGTGCTCTGGCCTGCCTAATGAGCAACGTGGCGGTGTCTTCGGCGGCTTGCTTTTCCAGCCGTGTGCGCTCTTCGTAACCCTCTCTTTGGGCATTGGTTCTGCGCGCTATGAGGGCCGCCTCGTCAGCGGCGGCCTGCCTTTCAAGGCGTATCCGCTCCTCGTAGCCTTCCCTCTGGGCGTTAGTCCTTGCGGCTATCAGTGCTGCGTCGTCGGCCGCTGCCTGCTTCGCAAGCCGCTCGCTCTCTTCGTAGAACTCACGCTGGCCGCGGGCGCGGTTTATCAGCGTGGCGGTTTCTGCATCCGACCCGCCGCCGATCGCACTGTTGATCTGATCCCGAACGCGCTTGGCTACGGCAAGCAGGTTCTCAAGGCTTGCCCTGGCCTGCGTGGTGTCGATGTTCAGGATCGTGCCAGACTCGATCTCCGCGCGACGCTTCTGGATGAGGTTGTCGAGGGCGACGAGCTTCTGGACATCGCTGGACACCCGGCCGCCCTCGAGGGCGGCGGCGGGAGCGTTCGCGGCACGCTGGCGAACGTCGGCCGATGCGGACAGAGCATCCCGCACTCGAGGTGCCGCGAACGCCAGCTCGTTGCCGCGGGGGCCGGCGGCGGCTAGCTGCGAAGCCTCGGCCAGACGGTTGGCGGCCTCGGCGGCGGCAATAGCACGCTGGCGGATGCGCTCAAAACTCTGCTCTCCAACGACACCGCCGCGAGCCAGTGCTGAGTTGAGGTACTCGGCGCTCTTCTGGGCACGCTTGAGTGCCGGGTCGAATGACTGCTGGACGCTGGCAGACAGCCGTTCCACACTTCTGGCTGCACCAGCGAGCGGCTCGTTGACCGCCACGGCTGCGGCCTGAAGAGCCTTGAACTGGTCGATCGCCCTGGTGAGCGACTCGAATGTTTTTGTGTCGTATCCCTTGAACTGAAGTCGCTGCGACGCGGCCGCTTGGAGAGCGCGGGAAACCTTCTGCGACTCTGTGTAGATATTGCGCAGAGACGCAGTGGCCGATGACTCGGCTCGCGAGATTTGCGACTGCATCGCTCGCGCAAAACTGCCGACCTCCTTCGCCGACGCATTCAGCTTGCTATTGAAGTCACTGGTATTCGCAGTGACCAGCGCCGAGATTTTGCCGAGGTAGGCTTTTGCCATCGTGTCGTCATCCCTGACGCGGTGCGTTCAACTTCATCAGCTCGTTGATAATCTGCGCCTGCGACTGTTCCGGCTTGACGGCCGTCGGTATGAAGACCGCCTCGTCCGGTACGTCGCCCTTCTTGTAGTTACCGCTGGCCGCCATGATGATGCGGCAGATTCTCGCTGTCTGAGCCCATGAGTCGGGGAGCGGATGCCTCTGGTCGTAGGCATACCACTCCGCGATCTCTTCCGAATCAACCTCCCGCAGCAACCGCTTGACCGACATTCCCAGGGAGAGCGCTAACTTGAGGTAGAACTTCCGCTCGGGCCTGTCGGCTAGTCTTTTCCCAGCGCCTCCACGGCCTCGTTCGTGAAGGCGTTCACCTTCCAGGCCGTGTCGAAGACGCGATTGATCACGACGCTCGACTTCTTGCCGAGTTCCGCCGTGTCCTCGTCCTTGAAGATGCGCTCCCCAGCCTCGTCGCACAGGGCGAGCACGAGGAACCGCACGCGGAACGCCTTCATCTTCTGCTCGGCGTAGGACTCCTCGAAGGCGTCGCGGTCGGTGCCGCTGATCACCTTGATGTAGTAGGTGCCGCCCCATTCGGGGATTTCGACAGGCTCCACCTTGATGTCGTTCGCCGCCAGAATCCGTTTGCGAAGATCAGTCGCCATGCTAACTCCCTGAGTAATCAGTCATCTGAAACCGCAGCGACCCCCGGACGACCTCGCCGACGCGGGCCTCCGTGGACGCCGAAACTAAAACTGCCCTCCTGGCAACCGAATACGAAGTCGACGAGAAGGACAGTTGCCCCACCGTTCCGACGATTGTTTGCGTGTCGAGCGTCCCGTGGTGCAGGTAGTCGACGTTGATCGTGCCGCCGGTCCAGTCGCCCGTTGGCACCATGACCAAGAACCCCTTGGCCGTCGAGGCGTCGGTCATGTTCGTGACCTCGGCCGTCGGCGTCTCCACCGAGATGCCTGTCACATACCCCCAACTTCCGTTGAAGGAGAACGTCGCACTCTGCGGGATGCCAGGCATGGCTACACCTGAACGCGAAACGATGCTGTGCCGCGGACGATGTCGCCGACGCTGGCTGTGACCTGCGACGAGACGCAGGTTGCCGTGCCGGTGATTGCGATCCTGCCAGATACGGTGAGCGTTGCGGATGCGCCGACGCTCGGGATCGTCTGGCCGATGTAGTCGACGTCGACCGTTTGCAGCGAGTCGACCGACCTGTGCAGGTAGTAAAACGGCTCTGTGTCGTTCGGCCCCAGGCCCATGTGCGGAGCCGACACCCGCTGCCGCTCGGCGCCGCCGTTGACGGTGACGCTGGTGACGGTGTAGTTCGACCCAGCGAAGGCGAAGTAGGTGCCTTGTGAGCTGACCCCGGCCATGTCGCCTTACGCGACGCGGAAGGTCGCGCTCCCGCTGATGAGGGCACCCACCGAACCGCCGATCGAGGCCGATGAGCAGGTTGCGTTGCCGCTGAACGACATCGGGCCGGAGATCGACAGGGCGCCGGACGTGCCGGCAGCGAGCACCGTGGTCGAGATGTAGTCGACGGTGACTTCACGCTCCGTGGCGAAGCCGCCGACGAACTCACGACGCTGGTTCGGGCCGATGCCGAGGTGCGAGCCGTCGATGAGGTCTTGGGAGTCACTGACCTGGACCGATGTGACCGTGAGGTTGGAGCCACCAAACGAGAAGGTAAGCCCCTGTGCTGAAACGCCTGCCATTTGTTTGCGCCTCCTTGCGCCGTAATCTTGCCGTGTAGGTTACGAGGTGGCTTCGTTCCACCGAATCTGAAACAACTGCCGGACTTCGTAGGCCGGAGGCAGTTGCGCCCCAGCGACCGTCGGATCGAGGAAGTCGTCCGTTTCGGACATCAGCCTCATATCTTGTATTGTAGCCCCGGCCAGCGTGCCGGTGTGTCCATCCAGAGCAAGGCGAACCTCGTCGGCCAACTCGCGGACGGCGTCGTAGGAGAGCGCCCACGAGGCAATCTGGAGGTTGACCATCGGCACGAACAGGGGGCCGCCGAGGGCGACATCCCGCATGATGTTCGACCGCTTGTAGACGATGAACGGCAGGCTCGCCCCAGTCTTCGGCACGGCGATCGGGTACACCTGGAAGCCGACGATCCTCGCCACGCCGGGCGTCGATACGAGCTTCTGGTAGACGTGTTTTTCGGGTGAGATGAGCATGGCTAGAACTTGTTGATTTCGGCTTGGATGAGTTGGGCGAGCACGGCCTGCACCTGCGAGGCTGAATTCGAGATCGTCCGCTCCATCGGGTGGTAGGCCGGCATCGGGTCGATGCTCTCGCCGGGGCCGAGGGTGATCGGGTGCGTGTCACCGTCGGGGCCGGTGGCGAAGTCGTGCGAATAGCCCTTACCCCGCTTGGACTGCCGCGTCGGCTCGTTTATGCTCCCCATGAGGAAGTAATACCCGCGGCTGCGGCGGGCGAACTCCTCGTCGTTCATGGCAGACGTCGTGCGACGCATCTTGCCGTTGATCATCTGGTGGACGTTGACGTATGTGCGGCGGTTCTGCGTGCCTGGCTTTCTGCGGCCGGAGCCGAACTCGACCAGCCAGGCGTGATTCCCACTTTCGCGGCCCTCTTCGGAGCCGACGGGGCCGGTCTGACGGGGGCCGGTGATCGCGACGGCGACCTGGCCGCCCTCGTACTCTTTTGTCTCCGTGATCGTGGACTTGGCGAGATTCCCCGTGGCGCCGCCGCTGCCGGGGGCCAGGGGCTTCGACACGAGGTCTTTGTAGCCCGTCAGGATCGGCCGCGACGCCTGCTTGACGCACTTCTTGAGCAAGCCCGGCGCTGCCAGCGCCCCGGCCACACGCTCCAGTTCCTTCGCCAGCTCGCGGACGCCAGCGGTGTCGATCCGCACGAATCCTTCGGTCTGGCTCTTTGCGGTGCCAAGGCCGACGTCACGAGGATTCGGGTTGCTGGGGTTGATCGCCATGCTACTGCACCTCGTTGACGAGGAGTTCTAGGCGGGTGCGGTTGTCTCTGGGGCTGACGCTCACGATCTCGAGCGTCTTGCCTCTCCAGAGCAGGCGGTACTGCGGATTCACCGTCGCGCGGTATCGCATGATCACCTTGTGGGACGCAATGACGTTGGCCTGCTGGGCCTGGAGCACGTCGCGACTCGCCAGCCCATCGACGCTCGCCCAGACCGTGGCTTCAGTGGCCCATGACAGCGTGGCTTCGCCCGTCGGGCTTCGCAGTTCCTGCGGAGCCTGGAGGGCGACGCGCTCACGCATCATGCCGATGTTCACGTTACTGTGCCCTCGCCGATGAGGACGACTTGAGCGCTGGCGACGGGACTGTCGTCGCCAGCATTTAGGCCAAACGCATAATCCGCGTTTGCGGGCCATCCATTCGCGTCCGGGCACACAAACAGCGCCGCCGCGCCTGGCCTAAAGAAGGCCGAGCCGTTTTCAGATATGGGGCCGTCGGGCCACCCGCTCACATAAAAGTCAATGCTCCCCGTGTTCTTGATATAGATGGCCTTGAGTGCAGAAAAATCAACAGTCCCGCGGTTGTCGCTGAAGACGAGTCCGTTGGAGCCGAGGGTATATTCGCCATCAAACGTCCCCTCAAAGCTCCACACGACCTGCGCCTGATTCGCCCCGGTGCCGTCCGTGAGTGACACCGCATACGAGGCCGGCGTCGCCCGCAGGGTCTTCGACAAGTCGCCGGCGCTCGTCTCGTGAGCCAGGATCGACAGCATGATTTGTGCGTTGAGGGGCATATCAAGTTCCCATCACATAGATTTCGTAGGACTGGCCGTTCGTTCCGCCGATGCGAAGGGTCGAGCCGCCAAAGGTGGTCGCAAAGCCGGCCGAGTTCGGGCATGACAAGAGCATCGCGCCGCCCGCGCGGATCGGATACCCGCGAAGCGTCAAGGAGCCCAGGTTGATCATCGGCGAGAAGTTCCAGCTCGTAGCGTCCTGCCGGAACACGCTGAACTGCGACCCCGTCCAGCCTGCTGAGAAGGCGATCTGGTTCGTCTTCGACAGGTTCTTGATGCAGAGCAACTTCACGACGCTGATACCAAGCGTCGCGAAGTCGACCTCGTCGAAGCCACCGGACAAAATTGTCCGACGGTCGCTAAACACCTTTGTGCAGTCGCCGACGTCGAACGAGAACTCGATCGGGTGCTCGGTGATCGCGGTCGTCAGCCCCTGCTGCGATTGCAGCCTGGCCGTCACGCTCGCCTGCACCTGTGCCGTGAGGCTCATCGGTAGCCGCCCCAGCCGCTCGCAGCGAGCAGCGTCTCGAAGGTCTGCGGTACCGGAAGCACTTGGCTGTAGCCGGCCACGACGGGCTGCCGCATCTCGTACCAGTGAGCCACCAGGAGCATGATCAGGCTCTTCACGGTCGCCGGCACGCTCGCGCCGCTGGCACCGTAGCCAGCCGTCCATCGCACGGTGACGCTGTTCTCGTCACCTCGAACCGCCGGCCAGACGCCTTCGTAGAGCGGGTAGATGCGGCCGGGCGTGGCGTAGGCGTCCACCTGGAAAGCGTTCGCCGCGCTCGTGATCGTCCGATTCACGCCGCCCTCGTCGCGGTAGATCACCGTCACCGTCGCCGCCTGCATGGGCGGGCGGGGAAGGATGATCTCCCACAGGGGGAACGTGTCGTAGCGTGCCTCCCAGACTTGGGTTATCAAACTCAAGTCCAGCACGTTCTCGACGTACTCGCGGGCCGCGGTGATCAGGCTCGTGATGTAGGCGTCCTCGTCGGTGCCGTCGACGCGGCACTGCACCTTCGCCTCGGCGAGCGTCACGGGCTCGACGGCCGGGGCCGTGAACCGCGTCAGGCTGCGATACGGCGTGATCGTGCTGTCTGGATGCTCCGGCGAGCCGTAGGTGATCGTGACGGTCATTTCACTCGCTTCCTTGCTTGCGTCTGAACCGTGGCCTTCTCTGTCCGCTCCTCGAGCGTGGCCGTCTCAGCGGCCTTTTCGTCAACCGACTCGATCATCCCGCGGGCGATGAAGATGCGGGCCATCCCGTCGCCCCAGTCAAACACCTGACCGACCCGATACCCGTTGAACGCCTTCGTTACGCGAATCTTCATTTTAAAACGCCCCAGGCTGTCTCTGGCGGCTTCTGGCCGCCGTTCCAATAGTCGGTCGTGTGCTGCTGAACCTTGCCGCCGTCGACCTCGCGGCTGGGCCAGGTGATCATCAGTTCGGCGTGGCCGACACTGATGTTCGTCGCGAGGCCCAACTTGTTGCCGGCCTTCGCGAACCCTCGCCAGAACGAGATGTCCTCGTCGACGTGCGAGCCATTCCAGTCGCCCTGCTCGTTCGGCGTGGCGACGAACCA